ACCAAATATAACATTTACATCATTGTGTTCTACTAAAGTATAGAAATCATCTTCAGATATAAAGTCAAAAGGTATTGTTATTGTCTCATTAAAATAAGGAATTGCAACTTCTGCAAACTTCTTATTATATTCATTTTCAGCATTTTTAAAAGCTTCTTTATCTTTAGCAGAAGCATTTTCTTTTTCAGCTTTCTCTTTCAGTTTATCGTAGTTTGCTGGTTTCTCAAGACTTTCAATAGTCTTCTTTCTAAAATCTTCAATTTCATTTACAATCTTAGATAACTCTATTTTAAGTTTAACTAACGATACTTTAGCATCTTTACTTAAACCTTCTACTTTAATATTACCTATATACTGATTAAGCTGTTGTTCTACTTCAAATCTACTAGCTTTCAATTCTTTCTTTTCTTCTTTATTTTCCATATTTTTCATAATAATTAATTTTAATTCTCAGTTTCTTGTTCTGTATTATCTTCAATTTTACTCGGTAATACCCAACCGCCAAGTATAACATCACCTTGTTTATTTACTAATGATATTCGTATTTCTTTACCAGCAAAAGGACTTAAGTCTATTTGATTAGTATTAGTAAATATCAAATCATCTGATTCATTACTCATACTGATAACTCTTAAAGTACCATTGAATCTAGCCTGTTCAATAAAGTCATCCGTCTTTGGTTGTATATCATATAATTGAGGAAATACTTGATAAGCGAATGGATTCATATATCCATTATATAAACATGTTTTCATTTATTTTTTCTTTTAATATAAATATCTTATAATCATCACAAATCATTGGTTTACCTTTAGTTCGATATCTGTAAAGTTTTCCTTTCATACAACTTCTTTTTATGTTTAAAAATTTACTAGCTTGAGTTACACCTTTGGCTTCGAATACTAATTCATTATTTAGGTATATACCAAAAATGATATTGTAATTTAATTTTTCAAATTCCCAAGAATCACCTTCGAATCTAAATACTAAGTTATTTATCGTTTTGTAAGAACCTTTATGATTACAGCATGCGCTAATATTTGCAGAAGATGCATTGTAAAACTTAGATGCCGCATACACAGAATCAAATTCATTTACTAAATTGCCGGCAGTATCGTATACAATTACTTTTTTAGAAACTCCATTTCTTAATCTAGTCTTGCTTGCTCTACTCTTAGCTGTGCCATATTCATTATTATATTTATATGTACACCATTCTAAATTAGATGCTAAATTATTAGATGGATTTTCATCTTTATGGTTTATCACATTGTATCCGTTAGGATTATCCACAAATGCTCTAGCAACGAGATAATGAATTGTTTTACTTATGCATTTTTTACTTACACCATCCCACATGTTTATGTGATAGTATCCTTTTTTATCTTTATTGCCTAACATTATCGTATCCTTTTTATTTCGATATCCTCCAATATACTTAACTCTGCCGTGATTGCTGATTAAATATTTCTCAGGTAATTCTTCGATTGGTTTCCAAATTTCTTCCATTTGCTAACGTAATTAAAAAATTATGCTAACGATTTTTATATTTTGGGGAAGCCCCGTTAGCTTAGACTTTTCATGAGTTAATTACTCTCACTATCCCCAAAATAATATCAAGTATATAGAACTTGTTTTTTTAAATTATTTTCAACATACGATATATGTATCCATCTACAACCTTTTTCAGATATTGCCTGTGTCCACTTTAAATCACTGTTTAATAATTTGTTAAATAATTCTTTATTTTTTTCAACAGAACCAACTGTTATATCGGCGGCACAGCCTAATTTATGATGTGAAGTAGATACTCCGCCAACGGCTTTGTTCAATTCTTCACATCTGTATCCACTATTAATAACGATAGCGCTTCCCCAAAGTTCTCTTAAAGGGTCTAAAACAGCCTCTATTAGCTTTGTAAGATTATCTATAACTTCTTGACTAGGAGTATTGTCAATACCTTTAGCTTTAGCTGTATCAGACTTAGTCATTTCTTCAATACTAAAATATTTCATACTCTTTTCTTAATTAACATATCACCGATAATATTAGCAAATATGTTCATACTTAACTATTTATCATCGTCATCGATTTCATTAACTTTGGATAGAACTTGGAGTAGCATAACATATATCTACTCCAATAGTTCTCTATCACTCATATTACTTAACGCTGGATTCATATTTACTTAATCTATCCTCTAATTCTTTTACTCTTTTCTTTAATGTAGTAACCTCATCATCTACTTCTTTTATTGCAGATATAGTAAATGGTATAAGTTTAGTATAGTCAATACCAAGATAACCTTTACCATACATATCGTGTGTAACAGCTTCTGGTATTATCAATTCTAACTCTTGAGCTATTATACCATAATCGTGTGTATTCTTATTTGCTTTAAGCTATAACGCTTCTTCAGTCCAATCGTATTCAAAAGTGTTTATCTTACGCAAGGTATTAATAGCTTTAAGTTCTTTTAGATTTGTTTTAAGTCTTATATCTGAAGAACTATATGCGGTTATTTCACCAGTAGCTACTATATTATTAGCAACATATAATTGTTTACTATTGTATATTCTAACATATGTTGAATCAGTCATATAAGTTCCACCACCGTATGTTTCATTATACCAACCAGTACTTCCAGTAGTTCTAACCCAAGATTGACATATAAAACTATTTGTAGAAATTGAATATGAAGTATTCGAATAACCTACTGTTATACCTCCAGATAATGTTGAACGACCAGTAACAGATAATGTTGAGCCTAACGTAGTTGCACCAGAAGCTGTTAATGTACCACTTACACCTAAAGAACTACTAAAACTACCTGTCGTAGATACCACTCCTCCATTATGAGTTGTCTTTCCTATGAAAATAGTTTGACCAGTAAATGTAAGAACTCCACTAGTAGATTCTATAATTCTACTAGTGTAATCTGCTGTAGAATTATTAAAATGAAAATCAATAAACGGGGTTGTGTGGTATAGTTCTATACTATGTGGACCATACTAAGAGCTTCCAGTTTTAAATACACTTGCAGTAACAGACCCTGTTACATTAAGCGTGCTGCTCATTGTTACAGCACCTGTTACACCCATTGTCCCTGCAACATGTAGCTTGTAACTTGGAGAAGCTGTGCCAATACCTACATTATAAGTAGAACTTATATTTAGTGCAGAACCACCTGTTGAGCCTATATAAAGAACTCCAATACTACTTCCATTACTTGTTGTATTATATATTCTTCCAATATTTCCACTAAAATTTGCACTTATTCTATAACTAGAATCAGAATTAAAAAGTTGTAACCCATGAATATTAGCTGTTCCACTAGCTGTAATATCTGTTACTCCTGTCAATGCTCCGCTAACATTCGCGGTACCATCAAAACTTTGTCCCCAAATAGTTCTAGCTGTTTGGAGTTTGGTTGCAGAAGCGACATTATCAGTAGTGAATGCGATCATATTCCAATCTTTCCACTTAGTACCGTCCATCTAAATACTACTCCTTACATATAAATGATTATTGTTATACGCACCATATATTTGTCTTCGATAATATCCTTCTTTTATTGTAAGTAATGAAAAACCGCGCTGTGGTCTTTTTGTAGGAAAATTAGTAAATGTGTGCGAACTACTCCAATTACACATATCGCTATTTGGATTATAGCAATTATAATTTGTATTTAATTTATCAGCATTTAACGATTGCGGTGTTAAATCCTTTTGCCTAAATAAACTTGTTAGTTGATACCCATCCAACAAATCCGCATCAAGCCCGCTTCCGCTACCATCTACTGTCTTTAACTTGGCAAGTATATCCGCAGCTGTGTATGCCGAAGAAAGCAAAAATGTGCTACCTTTAGTCAGTGTAAGTGTATGGCCGTTTATGCTTGCTGCGGTTATAGCATTTCCACTACCAGTAACAGATACGGCATTTACTCCATCTGTTATACCATATCCAGCAAGCGTCGTCGGTTTACCAGAAGTAATATTAGCCCAAGAATGATTATGGCTGCTTGCTGCAGCGCCTATTGTAGATGGTGTTATGTTTATAGTTTTAGCTGTTGTAGCATTATATGTAAACAGATTAGTTCCTTCTGTAGTACCACTGTTTAATTTAATAATTAAATACTACTTGTTAGTTACTTCAGATATTTTAGGCCATCTCGTTACATATTGTTTAGGATCATTTTTCAATAAAGTTACCCAATTTGCATTTAGATCTAATACGTTATCTAAATTTAATTCTGGGGATATGTCTGACATTGGAACATTATACCATTTACTTCCATTCCAAACTAACATGTCATTTTCTGAAATAGATGTAATATTCACATCTTTTAATTCAGATAAATAAGATACTCCAGAAGAACTTTCACCATCATTAAATCCGTATGCAGATACTTCACCTGTTGCATAAAAATTAACAATCTGATTAGTTGTTTTATTCTTTATAACGACAGCATTGTTTGTAGAATCATATTCTATATACGCATTACCTAACTATATTCTTGTGTTTACTACGATTGTAGGTAAAGTTAAAGTACCTGACATTGTGTCTCCAGTAACATTTACATATACAGAATCGTGATTGTGTGTAGATAACGAGAATGTGCTACCTTTAGTAAGTGTGATAACATGACCATTTATAGAAGCAGTAGTTACAGCATTGCCTGAACCAGTTAATGTTACACTATTAACTCCATCAGTAATACCATATCCTTCTAATGTATTAGGTTTATTAGTTATTTCAGAGAATTGAGGCCATCTAGTAATATAATCTTTAGGAGTTGTATTTAATATAGTATACCAATTCTGATTTAAATCGGTGATATCAGAAATACTTGTTGTAAATGAATCTGGTTTATTTAATACGTTACCCCAAGTAATATCTGAAATTTTGGCATAGTTATTATTTATAAGAAATTGATTTAATTCTGATTCATTTAAACCAACTTCATCTTTATTTATATTAACCCATTTTAAACCATCCCATTGTAGTAATTGACCAGCTGTGATTTCAGTTAAAGTTACATCTTTAAGTTCATGTAAATACTAAGCCCCTGTAGGTGCTTCACCAGAACCATAACCATATGCTGATATTTCACCAATACCGTATAAATCAGCTTTAGCTTTAATTTTATCACCATCCCATTCAAACATATCTTCTAACTTAACTACTCTATTTGTTAAATTTGATAGATTGTTTGCAATATCTTTTACGTAATCTGGGTCATTGTTTAAAGCTTCAGCTATTTCATATATAGTATCCAATACGTCTGGTGCTGAACCAACTAATAAATTTAATTGCTCTGTAACCCAACTTTGAGTAGCATAACCAGTTAAATCTGGTTTTATATTACTGCCATCTGTTACTTCCCATTTTCTTGTAGTAGAATTATACTATAGTATACCTTTATTTATGGGATTAGATGCTGTTGTAGAATCTACATCTTTTAATTCGTATAAATATTGTGCTCCTGTAGGCTATTCTCCTTCACCATAGCCATATGCCGATATTTCTTTAGTAGAGTAGACATTTCTATCTGTCCATAAATTACCATCTTCATCTAATTGCCATAAGGATGTTCCCTCATAAGATATCTGTATTACACCATCTATTAATGATAATTTAATAGGATTAACACCCTAGAACGTAACATTATCAGATGGATTATTTGCTGTTATTTCATTAGTAATAGAACCATCTGATATTGTTACTTTAGAAAATGCATTTTGATTAACCTAAGCACCTTCTTCTATGCTATCTAATTTTTTCTTTTGTTCTTCCGTAAGACCGCTCCCACCACCTTGATAAATTATTGTAGTACTTGAGCTAGAACCAGCCTATTCTGTCTATTGTTGCTGACTCTATGTACCATATATTTGGTTAGTGGAATATTTATTATGTTTATTTCTATCTATTACCATATTTATTAAATTGAATAAGCTGTTATTTCACCAGTACCAATTAAATTACCATTAACTGTAACACCTGTAGTACTTACTGTTAAATTAGTATTAGAATTATTTAAAGATGTATTACCATTTACTGTCAAACCACTTAATGTTAAAGCACCTGTTATATGTGATGGATTAATCTGATTAGTAGAACTTTTAGCTAACTCTTCCCACATAGCTCCTACATCTAAACCACCTGTACCAGATCCTCCTCCTTCTACTACTTTGTTAACCCATTTGTTAGAAGTGTTACTCCAGCATAAAGCTTGACCATTTTGTTTATTACTAATAGATACATCCGATAAAGATTCTAAAGATATCTCTTGACCACCACCAGTAATACCTAACTTTGAAGGTTTTATATTAGTCCATCTATCACCGTCCCATTGTAATAGATCATCCTTGGTTATATTTTTAATATTGGTATCTATTAATTTACTTAATTTATTGACTAAACCGATACTAGTTTTTAATTCGTTTACAGCTGTCTATAAACTAGTTATATTCTACGAATTACTATTTACTGTACTATTTATAGTATAAACAGTTGATAATGTAGCATAACTAGAAAATTTAGAATTCAATGAATTTATAGCTAATGTATTTAATTCAACCTATTTCTAAATTTCTTTTACTAATACTTCTAGTTCTTCTAAAGTCATAATGCACACAAATTATTTAATAGTAAATTCAATTTATTTTCCTATTCTACAGTAAGATCATAACCAGCATTCAATAATGAATATATATATGTTGCACATACAAAATCGAATACTTCATCACTGTCATATTCTATAGTATACTTCATTACATTATTATGTATCTTACCTATATTGTATAATTCACTGTTTAACATAACGAACAACAATTTTCACAACATTTACATTTATTATTTATTAGTACAGAATTATCTGCAAACTTAGAACTGTATTTGAAATCTATATCCAACATTCTAGCAATATCGATATAGTAAAATATTCTTTCATCCATATTGTGTTCTAGAGCATAATCAAATAATTCCTTCTTAAGTAATAATAACATGATTCTTTCTTTGTTATGTTTACTCAAACATGTACTACAAGGATTAGTTAACAATTCAACTTGTTTATAATACAGTTCTTTATCATCATAATAAAAACCAAGTATATTATTTATTAATACTGTAAATGCGCTTTTATCTAAACCTTTTAGTTCTTCTTCTATGTTAATGGTAATAACATTGTCATCAGGAGATACACTTACTGAATAAGTATGTTCTTCTTCTTTATCAGAATATCTATTCTTTACATTATCCAAAGTATCTACATATACTTTTGATACTGATTCGGCATTATCTAATGTTATCTTAACTACATCTGTAACTTCAATATTTAATATTTCCATACAATTTTAAAATTAAAAAAGGGCTAAAAAGGCTAAATAGCCTTAATAGCCCTAAAAATTATTACTATGAAAAATTATAATTAAGCTGCTTCACCAGCGATAAAGTTCTTGATACCGGCTGCAACGATAGTGGAATCGTGTAAACCAGGACAATATACTTCTATAGTAATAGGAGTATTCTTAACGTACTGATTGTCATTGCTCAAATACTTATTCTCGCTATGAAGAATAGCATAATCATATTCAGCATCAACTACAACTTTACGTTCCTGCTCGATGATAGGATAAGCGCCAGAGAATACATGACCCTTATAACCCATGTTACGAACTTCAGCATCACGAACCTGTTTCCAATAACCCTTACCAGGATTACCTTTTGTCTTAGTAATAACAGCACCAGGAACGGATTCAGGATAATTAGAAAGTAATGCACCAGGAATGGTAGTATATAGAGTTGCCTCCATAGAAACAACGCTATATTCGTTGATTGAATATACACCTTCGTTATCGTCTTTAGCCATAGCGGTAAGAGTTAACTTAGCAGAAGATGTAGAAACTTCAACTCTACGATTCTTATGAGCATTGATTTTTGCCTTGAATGCATTTGCCAAATTTTCAGCAGTTGTATCAGCTGCATATACTTCGTAAGTATGAGTAAACTGGCTAGGATCCTCATAGATATCTTTATATACGATACGAATTACATATCTGTTACCAGCTACGATAGTTGCGCTAGTAAAATCGATGTCAATCTTTTCCTGAACAGGAGCAGCATATTCACCAATAACAGCAGAAGGATTACCAGCTCTCTGAATCTCATTAGAAAATTCAATATTAGCTTTCTGTTCAACACTACCGTTAGGCAATGTAACATTAATCTTGTTACCAGCAACACCGATATATAAAGACGTTGCATCAGCGGCAGCTGCTGCAGTCGTGATTAATTTTCTATCCTGATCGAACAAAGCTACATCACCAGGATTTAAAGCGTTAACATCAGAAAAACTAGAAGGACAAGTCTTTCCAACAAGTACGGAATGTACGGAAGTTATCATATTAATATTAAAAATTTAAGTTAGACATAAAAGCGCTTAGTCTATTCGCTTACCTTCTACTTTACACTGAGGTATTTCCACGTTAGTAAGCGCTTAATTTAATTATTCCATCGAAGGAATTATCTCCTATGTATAGGAGTTATATCTTGGATCCCCTTGATTTTGTAAATATAATTGTACAGCCAATTTAACTATTTCTAAGTGTGTATGCTCTGGCATATCTATATATTCTTCAAAGGGATTTTTATGTATGTTAATATACTATGGTTTTCTCAAATATTGAATATTATATTCAGATACTTTATATTTACCATCTGTATATAACTTTATTAAGTTATTTGACATTAATTTTATTGGTTTGGCTTTAGTATATCTCAAATGATATTCAGATAAAGAATTTTCTTTTATTCTATCTACTGTTTCTATTTTACCTTCAATAGTATCCGAATAATGAACAATGTAATTTCCATCTTCATCTTTATCCCAACATTTATTATCTAAACCATCTGCCGGAGTTATACCTGCTTGATCACCTAATAATAAAACATAATTTTCAGGTAACTCAACAGTATAAGTACTATCGTTTACTTTTGTTATTTCTTCATCTTTGTACAAATGTTCTGAAACTAATGTACGAAGATCATCTATTCTTTTTTGCGTCTGTTCAAAAGATTCTGTTTTAAAATTATTCTAGGAATATCTTGTTTTCCAGAATTTCTCCAAACCAGCGTTTAAAAAATATTCAGTAATATTAGATTTTGGTTTATTTAAACCATCATCTAATTTGTTTAATTCTATCTCAAAAGATTCCTAAAGCGTAATATATTTCATAATTATTCATTATTATTTTGACGCATATTCAAACGATACTTAGCTTCTGTTATAAACATTTCTACAGCACCTTCAACTATTTCCATATGTACATTTTCAGGCAATTCACAGTGATCTAATATGTTTTCACCATCTACACCTATAACATCAAATTTCTTTGGCTTTCTGTAATATACTAAATCTAATTTCTTAACGATAGTATATTCATCATGTATTACATTTATGTATAATTCTTTCTATTCGTCTGAATTATTTCCATTATTTAATACAACATATGGATTTAAAAGTATGGCTTTGTTATAGTATGTAGATAATATTTTTTCAACATCATCTTCTCTAACAGTTTTGTTAGGAGTTATAACATAGTTATTTTCTTCCTATATTTCTTCTTCTAACTTATAGTTTTTAGATATAACACTGTTTGAACGTATATATAAGAAATAATCATCAGGTAATATTGCTCTATCTGATACTTTATCTGTATTATTCTCATCCTTTGCATCTAAAGTAAGTAATGCTCTGGTTATTAAACCTTTTAAAGCATCCTGGTTCTTTTTCTAAGCTCTAGAACCATCTTGAACAGAATCTTCTCGTAAATAATTATTACGAACATATCTTTCAGTATATGCATTTAAAAAAGAAAAGATAGTATCAGATGTTAATTTTTCTTTTAATTCGAAATTAGGATTCATTAGGGTAATCCTACGTTCGAATTCCATCTACATTGTTCTGGCGTCCATTATTCTTGTAAATTATTTATTTGTACTTTTGTTTCAGTTCTCTTAGATTCTATATTCTCTAAAGCTATCACAACAGCTCTATTTATTACTTCATATAATACTCTTTCAGGAACTTCTGTTATTTGTTTGTCTGCTTGTGTATAATCAATCTTTGGTGGGAATGATACATAAGTAATATCAATAGTATAAGGTTTTGTCATACTGTGTGTATCTATATATATCATTAATTTATTATTCTCTAAAGTAGATACAGGTATATCAATCCACGGATCATTACTATATGTTTTTCTAAATTTCCTAGCATTCTCATGACTGATTAATACACAATTAGACTGTTTAGAACCAAAATGTAATACAGCATCTACATAAAACATTCTTGTGTTATTATTACTGAAGTTTTCAACAGTAAGCACATTAGAACTTGAATCAAAAGATGCGGATATATCGTAATCAGTTTTTACAAGATTTTCGAGATCTGCTATTCTTTTTACACCACCTTCAAATGGAACCTATTGAGAATTCATTCCTGTGAATTTATTACTTATTACTTCAATGAATGCTTGATTCAAAAATAAGTCTTCTTCTTCAGGAAGAAATGCAGGACATCCTCCGAATGATACGGATTCTGCATTCTTATCCATTTGTATTTTAAATGCTTTATGTATATCAGATACTTTCATTATTATTTAGATTTTATTTCCTACAAAATTGCCATTTTGATATCCTAATTCTTTTTATCATTAAGATATGCAATTACATCTTCCAAACCATTACCAATCAAATCTGTACCAAAGTAATATTGCGCACGATTCTTTCTTATAATATTCTTAGCAATAGCTTCTTCAATAACAAAATTAATTTCCTTATTAGGATTGTTTGCCCACTTGAGCATAAACTTATCAGGAGATGCTTCAATCTGTTCTGTCAATTTAGCCTCTACCAATTCGTTAGACATAGTATCAGATTTAATACCATATAGTCTAAGACACTTACGCATATCTTCGATTGACATCTTATCCAATGTACGATAAGCATCACGTTTAACCTGATTTCTTTTATTAGCTTCTTTAGCTTCACTATCCTTATTAATCATAACATAGTCTGTAGCTGGAGTAATTCTATCAATACCATTAGCTACACGCTTATGACCTTTTAAGAATAAATATTTTAATTCATCTTCTGGTTTATCTGTATGTAAGATTAATTCTTTCTTACCTAATTTAATTGCAAATGTATTCCAAAACGTACTATTGGGTGATAACTACCCCTCAGGATAACCAATTTCTTTTTCTAATCTCCTGGCATCTTCTTCATTGATACCGGTATAAATATTACCACTTCTAGTCCAGTAAGGGGCAACATAATCATAGCATGTAGGCCATTTTGTAATTCCTGTCCAAGGATTTGATTTAATTATTCTAACGATTATTTCCATAATTTTTTTAAATTAGATTTATCAAGTTAGTTATTCTTTATATTTCCAAATATATTTGGCATTATTCCAAGCGCGTTTATTATTCGGGTCTACAGGATTCTGTAATTGTCTTTGTATACTTCTTCTATCACAACTTAATTCTCTGCTAGCACTAATAATAGAATCGTACTCTTTAAGTAATTCACCGTCTTTATTATAAAGACATATACGTTTTGCCTTTTTCATTCCACTCTCAACGATAATACGTCTTTGCTTTTCCGTTACTTTTCTATTTTTTCTAGATTCCAGATCAGCTTTCCTGCAAGCTTCAGATATGGTGGGTTTCCAATCAGGATCTTTAGCAAATAAACTAGCGGGAACTGTTTCAGGAATATCAGGATAATCTTCTTTATAAACCCAAATATAAGGATTTACTTTAGAACCAATTACATTTCTACCTTTTAACGCGTTAGATAAAGTTGTAACACATATTCCTGTATTTCTCGATGCTTCATTTACACCAGAATATTCCGTTATAAATTTACCATCTTTAGTATATTGAAGGACCGGTTTTTTTCTAGAAGACCCAATATTTCCAGAATTACGATAAGCTTTTCTTGCTTCTGTAATTATTTTCCCAGCTTCAGATAGCTTGAGTCTAGTAGCTTCGGTAACCTCTCTACCAATAGCTTTCTGACGAATCTTTTCTTTAGTTTCTTCAGTGTGACATCTACCAAAAGTTCCGTCTCCACCTTCTGTCATATTATAACCAAATTCATCTTGCGATGATTTATATTCGGAAATATAATGTTGTTCTTTCTTTGTGAGTTCTTCCCAACTATTACAAAAATCTATAAGTTCTACTGAGAAGTTCTCTTTTCCATATTTTCTTATGGCATTATGTAACTTAAAAGGGCATCCGTGCTCGGCACTATAGATATGTTCTTTCCACCGAGCACTTATACCTTTACTTGTAATACCTATATATACTTTATTATTAACCTTGTTTGTTATTTTATAAACATCATACGAACGCATCATAATATATAATATTTTTGTTATATATTATATAACGTCAATTATACCACAAGGTTCCTAATAATTGTATAAAAAAGTTAGTTTATTACTCCGCTTCCATGATTAGTTCTCCACACGCCCGTGGGTCCTTCAGCATTACCCCCATTTCTCCAAGGAAGAATACGGTGTAACCATCTTTACCATTAGATCTCAACGTGTTCTTGCTATTAGCGTAACCAGACGGAGCTACAGCACCACCAGTATACCAGCTTACGAATTCACGATCTTTACGAACTACTTTAACGATGTTAGCTTCACCATCACGACGACCAAGATCCAGGAATGTCATACGATAAGATTCCAGAGGTTTCAGTGTGATAGGATGCAACTGACGATTGTATACAGTATCATCATACAACGGGAAGTACTTCAGAGTAAGTTCGATACCGTTAGTCATCTTATAGGTCTTGAACTGTCCACCGAAAGTAAGATTATCACCGCTACCAGTTACAAATACTGTATCGATCAGGTTCATATTAACCATCTTCTCTTTCAGAACTCTATCGAATTCTCTCATACCCATTTCACCAGTCAAAGCAACAAACTTACGTTCGTTAGTACCAAGTACATTATAAGACAGGTCGAACAAGAAGTCTTCGAGCAATTCTGCAGTAAGTTTAGTATAATAACGTCTGTTAGACGGAGCGATCTGTTCAAGCAAACCAGCACCAATGTAAACCATTTGTGTTCAGTATGATTCGCTATTTCATACCCGTTACGCTTGCCGGTCATCAGCGTAACCGCTTACTATTTCTAGTAAGATCAGACTATATCACAATCTTCTACTGCTTATGCAGCGTTCAGATCCTCTCCACTTCCACTCGCTTGAGTGTACTCGCCCGACGGCGATAGTCGTTGAGGCTTCAAGGGCTCTCGAATTATATCATAATCTGCAAACATTCCAGACATCGGAGTTCTAACTCCTTCTACGATTTGTCTTAAGTAACGTAAGCAGAATTTGCCGAATTTCTTTAACATCTGATGTCTATTAGTAAAGACCATCACTTCTCCAGTTCTCTTATTGATGAAAGTATATTTCATTGAATCTTTACTACCTCTTTCAACCGCTAATTGAGAGTTTTCTTTTGCTGTTACCCACTGAAGATTTTCAACTCGGTTATCAGCTCGATTTTTATTAATATGATCTACTTGAGGTTTGTTATCTGGATTAGGTATGAAAGCCATTGCAACTAATCTGTGCATCATTACTTTCTTAGATCTATCCCCATAATTGAGTTTTACTCTTACATATCCACCTTTTGAGAAGAAAGGTTTAATAAAATCTCCAAGATATTCGGAGTAAACTCTACCATCATTTGTTACCTTATATTTGGATTCGTATCCGTTTAAATCCAGCGGCAATTCTTTAAAAACCACTTGCTTGCCTGCTGATTGTCCATTTGTTATTGTCGACATATTATATAAACTTAATTATAATCATTATTTGGAGTTTCCAGCATTTCAGAGAGATTCCTTATAGTATTTCTACTATAAAGCCCATTTGTATTTTTAGAAGTATATTCTTACAAAATATACTTTCATACGTTTAGGTCGTCCGTTAGTACCCTTCAGATTGCAAGAACCATCCTTATTTACATTACTCTTCATGTAAACCAACATTCTCTCACATCTCTTGTACCACTCACGCAGAGCCAACCATTCCTGATAATCAGCCCACAGATACGATGTCTTACCACTCTTAGGATCTTTTAACGCGATTGCCATTACTGTAGAATAAGCAGAACCTGTAATATCATAATTGATACGAATAGTGGTCAGATAATTACGCATCTTAAAGTGAGTGCTGTAGTTCAGAATATCACCCTCTTCACTATATTCTTCATAAGCTGAGGCAAGACGAGATACCTGACAACCTGCCTGCAGATATTCACCAGGAATATAAGAAGAAGCCTGACCATCTGCTACGAAGCAAGTATAAACCCAGAGATTACCATCCTGATAAGGAGCTCCAGAAATACGTGCCTGGAATTCTTTGTTATCGAATTCGATGATTGCACCACTAGCAAACCAGTTATCTTCTAACCACAACAGAATAGGAGTATTACCCAAACCTGCAGTAGTATCAGCTGATACAGCAGCACCATTCCATTTTGCATCTCTGATTGTTACAGCTCTATCTGCATCAATCATTACATTCCATTCCCAACTCGGCTGATCAATAGTCATAACGTTACCCAGACCTCCGGTAAGCATATCCAGAGATGTGTTATAACCATTATCCTTAGTACCGAAAACATAAGACAATACGGTTGAGACTTGATACGGATTCTATTGCGATGCGGCAGAAATCTTGTTAGTGTCAATCAGGTCTGAAAACCATTTGCCTTTATAAAGCTATAGATTATTTAAAATACTATTATCCATAATTAATTAAAATTATAATTATAATCTTTATATTTAAAGTTAAAAATTAATTTATTTTAGTTCACGCGCAATTGTCGTGCAAAAGAATCCCACATAGACTGTGTGCTAGTGTTATCCTATGTTTTAGTTTTTCTGCTTATACCAGTTCTATTTAAACTATTTTTAAATTTATTAATAGCATTATTAGAACCTTCAGTTTTAGCTGCTTTTATTAAAGCGTCACCGTTTTTAACAAAATAAGCAGTTTCAATTAAATTTCTTACACTTTTTGACCAATCTTTATTGAATTTAGTCAAACCGTCTGCGTCTGGCTTAAATATATATTCGAGCAAACTTTGCTTTTCTTTTTCCGGTATCTTAATACCGCGTATATTATCCAAGCCTTTTATTTCGTTGACAACGGTATCAAAATATTTACGTTGATCCTGAATTCTCTTGTTTGCAGCTTTTTGTTGTTCCTCCAATAGCTGTTGCTTCTTATTGGCTCTTATCTCCTTCAAAGCCTCTAAAGCATCTTCAGCTTCGTCTTCCAACAGTCCTGCATCTTCATATTTGTTCAATTTCTTCTCTATTTGTTTACTATTGAAACCTTTTTCTTTTAAGAATTCTTTTAGGATCAACTTCTGATTACCTTCGTCTTCTGTAATATCAATATTCTCTAAATCTATCTCAGCATCTATCTGCAGATAATCTCTTATATTACCACCGTTTTTTACAAAGTTATCCAAATCTTCTACTTCTTTACTAGCATACTGTGGTACAGAATTCTCTTCAATTACTTGCTGGAAATAATCAACTAATTCTTCAGGTGTGGTAGGTATATCATCTTCATCGTTGATTTCCCAACCCATCTTATCAGATAAAACTTCAAAGAATGAAGAAACAACATTATCATCGTCATTTCCTTCTGTTTCCTTATTATCATTTACTACTGTTTTATTGTTCTTATCTTCGTTTTCTACTTCTTCTTCAATCTCAGTAGTTTCATCATCAGAAACATTTTTATCCTACTTATTAGTTTTATCCTTCTTAGTATTCTTAATATTTTCTAATTCTTCGTCTGTCAATTCCTCTGACAAAGAATCTATATCTATCTATTCATTGCTTTCTTTGCCAGGAATAATACTATTTGCAAATGAACCTGGCATGAAGTCATCAAATACTTCAAAACCGTTTATTTTGTTATCCATAATTATATATAATTAGATTTATTATTTTTCTTTTTGTTGATTGTAATATTTATTAATACCCATGGCTCCCAATCCTAGTAAAGGAATTGAATTGAACCATTTTGTGTAATTATCCATATTATTCATTCTTCTACTAGCTCTCACAACAGAATCCATATTTCTATTAGTAAGATTATTTAATACATCCTATAATAATTCTTTACTAACTTCTTCATCTCTAGAACTTATTATTCCATTCTAGAACATATATTCTCTTAATTGATTCATATATGCTTTTTGTTCTGTTGGTTTTCCATAGTAGATATCTAATGGATTATCACTGTATTCTATATCTTCAGACATTCTTTTAAAAAGATTACTAGAACCCTAACCATCTGGTTGTTTATTCTTCAGATAATCTACATAATGATTCCATTCATGATCTGTTACATTTCCAGTAAGATCTCTCATATTTGTTGGATCTATTCTGTAATTATATTCACCAATACCTGGGAACTATCCTCCATTCATATGTCTTCTTACAGCATCACTAGTTGCTTCCATTCTAGCTCTAGCTCCATTTTGTAAACTACCAAGACTAGATTTCATTAATAAATCTGGATTCTCATTATATGCCTAAAGTATATCAGCATATGTTGTTAAATAGTCATCACCGTATTCTTTCTATACTTTAGCGGCACGCTTTATATATGCTGGATCTTCCATTAATCTTTCAGCTATTTTGTAACCTTGATTATCAGCTTCATTAATTAATCTTGATCTACGTAATCTTTCTTTTTCAATATCATTTATTTGTTCAGATGTTTTTTGTTTTTTAATTTTAATTCCTTCATTAGGAGAATATACACCTCTAGTATTGGAATCACCCTTTATTACATCTTGATTAACTATAGATATAGGAACAGTATTTAATGAACTAAAAAAATCATTATTTACAATTTTATTATTAATGAAATTTTTAACAGTATTGTTATCCGCATTAAATCTGTTTCTAGCTGATTCTATTATTTTTAGTAATTCGGGTTTATGTCTTTTAGCGTAGCGATATCTACCGTCATACCAATTCTTTATATAATTCTTTTCTTCTTTGCCAAGATTACTCCATTTTATATTTGAATTATATTCTATGTCCGTAGTTTCTCCACCATTCTAAAAAGCCCAAGTATCATCATATCTTTTGGTATAGGTATTACCATTAATCATTATTGGTTTATAACCTAATTTTGTATCTTCTTCTAAAGCTTTCCAATATGTATTATGATAAGATGATTTCAATATTCTTCCAGATTTAGGATCTCTACTTGGTAAATGATACAATCCATCATCTTCTAATACCGGCTACGCTCCTGATTTATATGCAGCTTGCATATCGTATTCGGAATCATCCGTATATTTCAAATTATCTGGCAAACTATTTCGCCATTCCCAGTAGCCCTTACCGGGATTTTGCTCCCGGTAAGTTTTTAATGACTACATTCTCTATTTAAATTGAGTTCTATTCATAATTATATTTTTAAATATAATTCTAAGAGTTCTTCTAAATAATTAATATCTTCTGAACTTTTTCTAAGAATAATACCATCACCAATTGTACGAAAATTTTCTTTTTCTCGTAACATTATATGATATGTGATATTATTGATTGGTTTTTCATTCTCATCCAATAACTGCGTACACCATACAACACAATCAATTGTATCCAAGTTCTAATATTTTTCATTTAGAAAATTAACTTTTTCAATATGGTTCATATTATTTTCCACCTTTACCTTTTCCACCTTTACCTTTTTTGCATCCCATAATTTAATCCTCCTTATTTTTAAAATAAACTTTACCAGCAGCAGTATCAATTATCCATCCTAATTGCTACATTTGCTATAAACTAATTATCCCAACAATATCATAATCTGTAGCTTTCTTTATACTCTTCTTTACAGAAGAAATATCAGTAGCTAAGAATTGATATATTTTATGACCGTGAAAATCAACATCTAAATTTTTAGTATGCCATACTTCACCGCCTTCACCACCGATTCCAGTTATTGTACCAGATAACTTAGTAGTTAATTTAAAATTTAATTTATCTGCCTAATCAATATCTATCAATGGTACTGCTGCTCCAGTATCTACTAAAAAATAAACTGATTTTCCGTTTACTTTTACAGGTAATAGTAATCGATTATTTACAACACTTATTTGCTATTCGTAATTTTCCATATTATTTCTCTCCTACTACTTTATTGGCTCTAGCTGTTCTAGCTTTCAACTTCTCTCTTTCCATTGCAGCTTTATCTTTCTATTTCTGCAATTCCATTTCTTGTTTCATTCTCTACTTTTCAAGTTCAATTTTCTTATTTTCTATTTCACGTTTCATTTCCATTTCACGCTTCTTATTATTGAACTCAAATTGTTTCGATGCTTCTTCTGAAGCTTGTTTTCTTTCTTCTAAAGCCTGTTTACCTATTTCAAGTATATCTGGTTCACCGTTATTATTTGCATCTGTATCAACAGAACCCATATATGCTTGAAGTTGAGCTACAGTAATCTTAGTAGCATTATTCTGATCTATTTCGTATTTCTTAAGATCCATTTCAGCTTCTTTAAGCATAAGCTCTTCTTCTTTAACTTCATTTTGCATCTGGATTGCTTGTTGTTCTCTTTGAGCTTGCATTTCTTCCATTTGCTGTTGTTGCTGCATACGTTTCTGCTCAATTTCTTCAAGTCTATTCTTAATCATACTAACATTATCCATAGTAATGATTTCGGCAATATCTAATAAACTTGCTCCATTCTACATGGCAGGTTGCATAAGATTTCTAAGAGCTTCTATCTGCTGTTGATTCTTAGTTGTATCTTCTACAAATATATCATAATCTTCATAGAAGAATTCATCACTTAAAGTTATAAAAGCTCTTGTAGCATCATCTAATACATACTGAATACTTGTCTTATTATTTTTCCAAGCATATTTAGCTGTATTTAACAGCATTGTAAGAACTTCTTTTTTTACTTGATTATGTGTCCAGAACCATGGTTCAGTAATATGAGCAGACTGAATTACTGATCTCTCTACATTACCAACTAATTCATTTGAAGATATAGAACCTTCTCTTTGTTTACTAACACCAGATATTTCAGATAACATACTTTCAATCTTATCCATTAACATAATATACTGATTGATTGTATTTGCCATAGTAAGATCCAAAGCTGTTATTTGATTAAACTGACTAGGTTTACCGCCTTCTCTACCAGGTATACAGTTATGTACTATAGTAAAGTCTCCTAATAAGAATTCATGTTTCTCCCCAGAAACAGCTATACCGTAGTACTAGTCAACATTATGATATCTAATATCAAAATGCGTGTAATTTTTATTTACATTTCTTCTATCCAGGAAATTAAATTTTTTCCTTTGAATTCTTGTAGGTATCTGGAATACACCATCATATATCCGTACTCGGTATAGTTTGGAAGATTCCGTACAATGCTTATTTTTATGTATTCTAGTAGGACCCTTTTCTATAAATTTAACAGATACTTTAAAGCCGAGACTTCTAGCAATAAATACGAACTTATCAACGATACTCTTTCTTGTAGCGCATTGTGTAAACTCTAAATAACCAGTATGATTACATTTACCATGATATGCCGATCCATCTGTATCTATCAAACCTGCTAGTAATTTTAGTCTATTTTCACGGCTAGTATAAATGTATTCGTCAGGAATATCTTTATTGTTAAATATATTCAATTCACGTAATTGTTCTATTAACGGATTCTTGTTATTCTTTCCAGCTTTGTCATTATTAATAGAACTGAGACGATATGTATTAGATTTACTTTTCTTATTATATCTTATACTAACACGCAAATCATGGGACTGAGCGTACTCAAACAGATAATCTATAATTTCAGAATCCATACTTTCTATCTCAGGTTGTCCAGTAGTTCCATCACCTAACCACAATCCTAATAAGTATGGATCTAATATTACCTCAGAGTTCCAATTATCTACATTAGCAGCTCTTTCTAGATAACATCTTTGACTATAGTATGGATTATTCTTAAATTTGAGTATCAGATCCTTAGCTTTATCTAATCTGATTTCTTCTTTACCATCATTAGTACGATATACATATCTTATTAAGTGATCTGCAGTAACAATTTGTTTATCAGATCCGATAGAAGGAATTATTTCGTACATCTCAGATCTGCCCTTGAATAGATTAGTAACATATTGTATCTCTCCAGTAGGGCTTAATATTTTGTCTAAGAGTCGAATATCCTCGATGTTTTTAGTTCTGCCGTTAGACATTAATACTTTAGTACCTTTCCCAAAGCACCAACCTTCTTCGTATGGATTAATAAAATTAACACCAAGAGCAGATAAGTAATGCATCCATTTTGATACATCTATACCCATAGATTTCGGTATCTAAGTAATATCCATATTCACAATCTTACCTTTATCTCTAGCCATTGCTAATTCTAGTCTGTACCAAATAACAATATACATATACTGTAAAGGTTTCATCATACTTACTAGAGATCTTGGTTTACTGTTAGTGTTATTGTAAATTACCCCAGTATACGGTAATCTCTATGAATTAGGATCATCTGCAGAAATATGTTGATATTCTAAAGGTTGAATTCCAATATATAAGTCTTCACCAGCTCTATATCCTTCCCATACTTCTATAATCCATTTCCATTCTACATTTATTTCGTTACCTGTTACTTTGTAACTTTCATCTACTTCAAATTCTTCTTCCAAACCTGTTTGCGGATTTAGTATTGTTACAAAACCAATCTTTCTAAAAGATTTCCAACAGCAATGCCATACGTGTACGTTATCTGAACTTTCGAATGGGTTTGAAGTAAATCCGTCAATAGTATGAGTTTTTATGTGAGGATAATCTAAAGATGTTTTTCTCAATTCCGGAGTAATTTCACCTTTAGCTCCATCTTCCATTAATTCTAATAATTCATTTAATTGTTTTTCAGACATTTTATCATGAAGTCTGTCGTATAATTCTGTTGCCGACATTACCATTTCATAGCAACACCATTGTGCTTCATGGATAAATTCTATATCAGAAGTATCTGTATCATAATCAAAATATTTAGGATTTATTCTTTCCAAACAAGGTTCTCCATTCAATATTCCAACATAATATACTTCTTCTCCACCAATTAAAGCATCTTTCCAACCTTTAAAGAATTCATGTGTTATATTTAATTTATTCTTTAAATAGTTTAAACTATGATAAGCTACTATCTCAGCAATATCTTTATAGTCTTTACTCATATATTTCTATATTTGTTCTGGAGTCATTATTTCTCCACTTTGTAAAGCTTGTTGATATCTAGCCTAATCTTCAGGACTTAGCTTACTCATAATAGTTGCTTGTATATAATCTATTAGCATCTATTTAGCCTATTCCTGCATTTCACTAGTTGCTATATCACTAGTTCTACTTACTCTAAAATTAAATGGTCTTTTAGTCTCTTCTCCAAGTAATAAGTCAATCTTAGGTTTGATTATATTATAATCTTGGGCAGTTGCTGGAAATCCATCTTTCTGTTTAAAAGGATTTGTAACATACTTCAAATCTTTTTCATCATATATACTATTGTATAAATCATAATAAGACTGCATTTCTTCTTTTCTAGTTCGGCTGTTTCCGTTTCTGGAACCACCTAAACTATGCCCTATGATATAATCAATACAAGATTCTTTCCAATCCTATGTTTTCTTAGACATAGGTAATTTCTAAATCGGGAATTGATTGATATTTTTCATAATTAAAACATATATGTCTATAAATCATCAGTTTCGTCGTCACGAAACCATTGTTGTGTGAATATAGGACCATCAAATAGAACTCTCTCTTTATTCTATTTTTTGACCTCTTTTACTTTTACATTATATAGCTATTCTCTATATATCATTACTTGAGTCAACGCCATCACTCTATCGACGTTGTTTACGTCATTTGCAGCTATAAGTTCCTCTAATAGCGGTTCTGATAGTATGTTGTATAAGTTCTTCTTACCATCAGCATTTATATCATTTAGCCAATCTTTTATTAAACCCCAACCCCATTGTTTAATTTGTTTATTCATATGACAACCTTTCTTACGTTGTACTTTAGAATTACTAACAATATCATTTATTATATCTGGCTGATCGGCTAATAAATAGTCACAATGCTTGTTTGTAAAGTATACGAATATACCTTTATTCTGATTTTCATACATCGCTCTAGCATTGTAATATATCAATAACTTTCTTACATTTTCATAGAATTCTTCAGCAGTTTTAGGTCTACCAGTATACTCTGCAACAATTATATCAGAATACTATTCTATTGATTGAACACGTTTGTATATTATACATGAGCCCAAAGATGTTGTACTAGATTCATCATAGTCGTATGAGTCTATACCAGCTATATATAATCCAGCAGAAGCTTCTTTATTTGGATGTTCCCATATAACTATAGAACCTTCTGGGTTATCACCATTTTTTAATGGGTAATGTGTTATATCACCGCCTTTCTTTATAGTCCATTTCAGACTACCGTCAGAATTCCATGTGAGATCTCCTACCTACTTATAGTTCTTTAAATTCTTATTTGTTCGAATTAGAGATAGTTGTTCTTGTAATTCTTTTTTAGGAAATATATTACCATTGAATTCCAAACAAGCTTCAGATGGAGTAACACAGTGTTCGGCAACATATCTATCAATAGTATTACTATTGGTGGCATTTTCTATTACCTTTCTTCTTTCTTCTAATATAAACTCTAAAGACTTTTTACGTATAGTATTCCCGTCATCGTCCATGTACATTCTATGTCCGTCTTTATCACGGAAATCCAAATTAGTGTACTAAGGTATAAAGAATCCACATTTTTTAGTAGTTGCTGATTCATCCCATATATTATCAAATTCCAGACAGTTATAACCTTCTGGATTATAGAACATATCTTTTAATGTTTCAAAGTGACTACCTTCATCACCACCTGTACCAAATGCAACCATTGTACCGAATGCAACACCATCTTGTTCTACAGAAGGTCTAGCAATCTGCCAAGCTGCACCTAATTCTGGGAAAGAACCAGCCTCTTCAAATATAATTAATTTACCAGCTTTACCACGAACAATATCAGGATTGTCTTTCAAAGTAACACCGATTATTTCAGATTTATAACCTAATTCCACTTCATTACCATAATCATCTTTAGCAAAGAATCCAGCTCGTTTACGCATCTGAGTATTCACAGATCTCTTCTTACCCCATGCTGTATTCTTATCTATAAAGTTCATATAATCCCAAGCCTTAGTAAGTATACCGTCTTCAGTAAGGTATTGCTTATTTGAAGCATATACATAAGTCTTAGAATTAGGTATTAAGTAATAGTTACGACAAGCCATTGCCGCATTCTTATAAGAATAACCCTTTCTACGACTCTTTAGTACACATAGATGCTTACCTTCTTCTTCTGCCTCCTACATCGATTGAAAGAAATAATAGTCATAATCGTAAAAATCTGGGAATAATAATTCTCTTGTTTTTACTATTTTCTTTATACCATTTACTATTTTTTCTTTATATACTATTCTCTAAATAGGGCAATAGTTTAAATAAAAATAGTTATACCCACTGATGTAATCACCATCATCAGTAGTATAACCATCAATACATCTATCTCTTTCTCTATCCCAGAACTGAAAGAATTCTGATGTACCCTAAGGATATGAACAATACTAGCCAGTATTTATAAAATTTATTGCTGACTATCTAAATTTATCAGACGATTTAATCTTTTTATTAAAATCAACCATGTTTTCTGTGTTTAATTCGATTGTTGTATTCTTCTGAATAATACCAAGTTATTCTCGTTATTAAATCTTCTTTATCGAAAGAGAATAAATATCTCTTTCCGGATATAAATCTACCACCAGATTTATAGTTTTTGTTATTACAAATCTGTCCTATACTTCTATAATCTACTTGAGTTTTGTGTGAAATATCGGATATACTTTCTCCTTCAATAAATACTTTGTTTAATAAATCATATCCGTATGTTTTTTTACTAACATCAAAAGCTCTTTTTGGTTTATAGTTTTCGTGAGCTTTTCTTAATTTTAATATAGTCTATTCAGAATGTTTAAACCCAAGTCTACCACTATCTCCACCAGGTGTCGAATTATAACCATTTTTATAAGAATTATACAAATTTATATAGAATATCTCCTATGCGTTTAATTCTTTTTTTATTTCATCTTGTGTTTTACCAAATAAATTAAGTATTAATATTACGGATACTTCAAATTGTTCTATACCATATTTATTTATAGCCTTGTATAAAGTTGTATCTAAATTTTTCTTAGATGCTGCAATGTGCTATTGTAATCTTTTTCTTATATCAACGGCTTGCCCGATATAACACTTACCGTTGATTTTGTTTGTAATCTTATATATTCCAGAAAATCTCCATTTCTATTCATATATCTCTGCAAGAGAAACTGGAATTATGTAAGAATTAAATTTGTTGCTATTGATTATTTTTTTATTGAAGTCTACCATCGTCTTTCTGAAATATATATTTATTCCATTTTTCTTCTAATTTTTTGCAAAACTCTTTCAAAAGTATATATTCACTTTCCCACATCCAGGTACCTGGTAAATCAGGATAATCTTCTTTCGTTAATAATCTGTCTTGCATTTTTGTAGAATTCTCGCTCTTTACATTCTCTAAATTTTTTATTTGCTAACCATTCTTCGAAGTCTATATAAAATACATAATCATCTATTTTTATTTCAAGTTTATTTCCCATTTCCATTCATCTTCTTTTATAATACGCCCTTTAGTATCTTTAGTAATATTAATCGGTTCTGAAAGAAATTCTAAAGGAAAATTAATCTCTGCATTCTCCCAAGCTAACAAATCAAGACTAGATTCAGTTATAAGTATTAACGTCTTTTCTTCTAAATTCGGATATAATTGTCTTAATCGTTCATATATTACTTTTTTCTTTTCATCTTTCATATTTAAAGTAATAAAAACGGGGACCCAATTCAGTCCCCATTTTAGTATAAAACTATGTTTAAAATTTAAAATTTGATTTAATATGAAAAAAACATGTTGTTGTTGCGGACCGCCGACTCGAACGGGAACTTATGGTTATGCTGCAAGTTTCGCATTCTCTTGAAAATGTAACCAAGTGTGGCAATTCGGACACAGAAGTATGCATTTATCTATTTCTTGTTGTAATTTTTCAAGTTTCATATTACCTATTTCTGAATCAGAAAATCCGAATTCTTTTATACTAGGATCTAAATGATGAAAATTGAGAATCTCTGGATGTTCTTTCCATCCACAAAATGCACAACATCCGTTTTTACGTATCTATCGCAAATAGTTCATTCTTTCCTATCTGCGTTTACGCTAATATTCATTTCTAGCTTCTCTATCTTTTCGCATAAAATCATATGTGATGCCTTTTCACTAATCCGCATTCTAGAAGTTTTTTGTAACAATAAGGAACTCCTAAAACCTTACTCTACTTACGATTAGGACCATCATTAGCTGTATTTACTGTTAATTACTCAGTAAGTGACTTAGGTAGTTACGTTGTATGCGCGCCATACTTCAGTTTCTTTAAGCAGCACTAGGAACGGAAACGTGCTGCTTTAATTCTTCTAAACTTAACTCATAAAAATGCAATTTTCTATGACAGTTAGCGCAAATAACTACACATTTGTTAATCTCATTTTCTATAGTTTGTTTTGATTTGTTTCTTATTTCACTTGAGATAGTAAACTCTTTATCACCTAGATGATGGAAATCTAAACAAGCTATATCTTTTTCTCCGCATATTAAACATCCACACTTCTTTCGATCACGTATAAAAAGTTTATTATTCTCTTCAAAACTTCTTCTTCTTTCAATAAACTTACTTCTATTTTCATCATAATGCTTCGAGTAACTTATTCGTTTGTCTTCTCTATCGCAATCTTTACACCTAGAAGCACGCCTATTATTCTTTTTATCTTTAAATACAAAATCTGTAATAGGGAGTTCTCTACTACATTTTGTGCATATTTTCGTAGAAGCGTTTCTAGCTTTTTGTTGTTCTATTGATAATAAACTTATATTATCGTAAGATAAATTATTACAGTCACTATCTAAATAGTAAGTACTGTCTTGTAGAGCAATGTCTCCAAATTTATAATAAGCTTGGAGTTTACCAGCGTATGCTGCATATTTATGTTTATTATATCTAAATACAAACATTAATGCTCTACCATTGTGATGCTTGTGTAGTTTATATATTTGATTATCTTTGCTTACTATACCATCTTTAGATATAGTAAATCCTAGTTTAATTGCCAATTCCGTTCCTGTCATATAATTTAAGTTTATTATTGGTCCCAGGTTCCGGTTCGCTCCAGATCTTCATTCTTTAGAGGAATGCGTGCTAAGCCTCATACACAAACCTGAAATGAAAACGTGGATATTCATTTACCCTGCCTCCACGTTAGGCAGCAGACGCTTACATAATTATTTCACACGTCCGATGAAATTAGAACCATGAGAATAATCTTTTATACCAAGGCTTTCTGATCTTCTTCAAAGCATCACTAGCCTCATTAATCTGTTCCCATATTTCCTCATTCTCTTTTGTTAAATCAATTGTAATTTCAATATTCTTTTTCATAGTATTTGAATTTATATATAACTTATAACGTATTGTTTATATTATGTTGTATTTTGATGTATTATTTTACCAATTCGTAAGGATTTACTTTAGCATCACCCTTAACTCTACCAATAGATGCTTCTTCTGATTTAACCATATCCTCTAACGAACTAATACTTTCCATTACTTTACCAACAGATGTCATACCTGCTAACAAATCTTTAATTTTCTTTTCATCCAAAGTATCGTCTAATGATTCTTTATAGTAGTTACTAATACTATCTAACTTTAGACGCATATTATTTAACATCTGTAATGCTCTAGTATTTAGGAATGATTTATATTCGTCTTCACATATCTTTTCTTCAGGAGTAAGAGTATAATCACAATTATCAAAGAATCTCTCTTTCAATTTGCTTTCTCTTGTTTCAGCATCCATACTCTGTACGTAAGGACTATCCCACTTATTATTTAGTACAATATAACTAATTAATTTTGTAGCATATTCCTTATTTTCTTTGTCATTCTCCCATAATTCTTTGAATACTGGGATTAATAACATATCAGGATGAATTACTACCTTACCACCAATTATATCTGCAAGTTTCATTTGTTAAGCACTTCATTATACCATCGAGTTAAATCATCCTTAGCTACGATATCTGTAATAACAATAACTTTAGAGTTAAGCTTATCATTTGTCCATCTACTTAAGGTAATTATAACATCACCGGCTTTGTAATCAACAACTTCATCATAACTTATAGCCTAGCCATCTTTATCAGCTACGAATAAGTTTCTAACGTCAATGCTACTAGGTATAGTTTTTAATGCATTATTGTCTGTATCGTAGCACATAATATCGCCAACGCGATTAACTAATAACTTATCCATATTAACAACGAGTTTCACAACAATCTGTACATTCGGATATTCTTGAGCATGGTTCTGACATTTCTTTCATTCGTTTTTCATCACGCTCATCTAATTTAGTAAAGTATTCACTAAATCTGTCATCATGAATGATTATGATTTGTTTATCTCTATAATCATCTGTATTTGAATACATAACGAACACTATGTCATTCTTTTTAACTTCATGTTCAGTGATATTATTGTCCTTATCTCTTACTCTCAATATACCATCCTCTTCAATACGATATGAGTAATCAATATTAATGCCACTTCTAACATGTTCTACTTGTGGAAAATCGCCGGTTGCGTCTAACGCAAATATATGGTCACCTATGTTGTAATAATAATTTTTCATAATCAATCAATTCTATAACCTAAATAAAACTCTTTAACTAATCTCTATAAAATACTTTCTGCTAACTATTTAGAAACATTCGGATTTACATATTCTTCATCATGCTTGTACTTCCGAATTATCTCCTAATAATTCTTTATCTCGTCCTGAAGACTTTCTGTCTTTATATTTTGCTGCATATTTATCAGATAATTTTTTGCATATATTATCAACCATCATTGCTCTGGTAATTATCTCTTCAGATTTGGTATTCTCAATGATACTTGTTGTAGTTTCATCTAACATATCATTAGTAAAATCTTCATAAGTAATAATACCATCCATGATTACTTTATTCACGATTTTATATAACTTCTGCATCGGCTTAGAAAGCATATTTAAATCAACATTAGACTTTTCTATTTGCCACATTGCTTTGCTATCTTCTATTGTCATATCACTTTTCAATTAAAACATTACTAATACATCCTGCCGACCATCCTACTAAATAAGCATAAGATTCATTCCCATCAACAAAATCTTGACTACATAACCCTAATTGATTATAAAAATAATCCGCTACGTGTACAGATTCATGTGCAATTACTTCTGCATTTACATTTTCTTTATCTATGACTACAACCAATACACCTAATTCATTAGTATCTTTATTCATTACAGGACATGTAACTGCTATAGAATAATTATTATCGTAGTCGTCTAATATATCTCTATAAGCAGTATCAGATACTTTATTAGGATCGTCAACTCTCATAAATGTAAATATCTTATCTAAATCTTCTACTTCAGAAGTAACCCACAGTATCCTGGGATATATCTTCGGATCATGCTTATTTATCTTCGGTCTTTTTTTCATACTTCTTCTTTAATTTAATCTTTCCTAAGTATGTAAACATTATTGGTTTTTCTGATAAATCACTTATCTGTTCGTTGGCAAATCTGAAAGGACTATTACATATTACTTCAACTACCTGATACGGTAAATTATATTTATTGCTCAGTTCTGTAATAAAACTCTTTGCTTTCTTTATCTACATCTATTATTCTATAATAATTATTGGATGATAGAAAATTATCGTCTATGTACAAAGGTATGTTTTTGAATGTTTTTGGTCTGACAGCATTTATTAAGCAAATTATTTCATTCCAATCACATATTGGTTTTTCATCACTATTACTAATGAATCTTTTTAATCTACTAGATTCATTCTTACTATACTGTTTGATTGGAGTATATACCTTAATATCATGTAAAATAGATGAATAACAATATTCTATATCCGTATCGATTAACATTATTCTATTATACGGTAATTCCTTTTTACGTAATTTATATATTAATTTCTTAAACCAATTATATTTTTTCCATAGTAAAATGGAACCGGTTTTCAAATTAACATATTTAAACTTTATTCTATTTCTCATCTTCTTTATTAATTCTTAATATTATCGTAACTTGTATTCTATCACCGATTATTTCAGGAACTAATACTTTATTTACCATCATTTCATCTTCTATTTTTCCTTTTACTAGGAAACCTCTTTCTTTGAATTTAGTGATATATCTACTTAAATTATCAGGAGTAATACCTAATATTTTTCGTATATATTTTCTATTATCGGTGCTTATTACATTCTTACTAACATTTGGGAGTTTTGGAGTATTGACATCAATATCAATTAGTGTTGCCAATAACTCCAATTCCCTATCTGTTAAATCAAGTATACCGTTCAAAGATTTTAAGAATTCCTTGTATAAATCAGTTTTAGATACTGTTTTAACAAGTTTATTCATATCACGCTATCAATTTTTCTTTAATTGTGTTTAATACCTTATTAAGGTTGTAGTATACTGTTTCTGCTTCTAATTTAACACATGGTTGAATTTCACCATTGTTAAACTTTCTATTGGTCTCATTCAAATCAGAATTGTATTGCTCAAGTAAAGAATCAATAAAATCAACAGTTTCCTTAATGGTATCTTCTACTGTTTCCTCAGGTTCATTAACTTCCGATAGAAAACCGTTATCACACAGACTACCTATAGTAAATTCATCTGCAGCCATACTACGCTTAATAGTTGCATTATTTTCTGATTCTTTATCTTCTGCAAACATTTCATACATATTGGTTTCTTCATTATAATTAAATGAATCACCTTTCTTTGCAAAACCAAATTCTTTAACTACTTTATACATATTTATTTCTTATTTAATTTATAACACACTAACCAAACAAATGCAAAATATAAACCGACTATTGCTATCTCAATCATATTATTTAGATACTGCGATTATATCATACGGTTTTACTAGTTGACTATTCTTAAACAAATCAAAATCTTTAGCAAATTTAGAATTGTAAACAACAGTATCACCAAGTTTAAAATTAAGCTCTAATTCTGTAGGTAAAGCTAATATTATACCAGTAGACCAATCAGAATCAACTTCTTTTACTTCTGTTTTAGTTTCATACTTATTATAACCATCCTCATCTGTTTCTCCTGTAGGAATCTGTTCTGTAAATTCTTTCTGAACCTTAGTCTTTTCTAAGGGCTTTACTAAAACATCTTTAAGAAAATTATATTTAATACCTTCTACTACTGTCTCTAATACTTTGTCTTCCATATTATTTATTTTTTATTTTCTACTAATTTAAATATATTACCACCATTTGAACAACATATTGTTACAGCTCTGCTTGGACAAGTTTTACCCAAAAAGTAACAACCATCACAAGTTCCTGTTGGATTTGGTTCTACTGTTACTTTAATATCTCCGAATGGTAATTCTACTTTATTCTTTATCATATTCTCTATGATAGGATCTTTTAATTTCATTTATTAACTGCTTTTAGTATAAAACCTTGTCTACAATACTGAAACAGATGATCATTGCAACCATTGTTATGTTCAAATACACATCCTTTGCAGCATTTTGGTGTAATTTCTTTAGCAAGAGTATAAGGTTTGTTTCTATACTCAATTTGCATTCCTTCTTCTGCTTTTACTTGTTTCTTTCCCATATTGTTCAATTATTTTTGTTTACTATAATATAACATCGCTATAGCGTTCCAAGCTACTTGAGCCAAATGTCTACAACCTGTTTCTTCATCTGTTTCATTACCTTTCTCGTATTCTACCAGATGTCTTAGTAAAGCTCCTTTATAACGATTGTATCCATCTTCTAAATGTTGCCAATTGTTAGGACCATATTTGTCGGCACCAGCTGTATACACTTTGACGATATCTTCTATTTCTTCTAACGGAAGTAAATCCCATCTTAATTTGTGATCCTTACGATCATTCTTCATTCCCTTTTCCATTTTTATCTATTTTTATAGTAAACGGATTCGTATTGTAATTTATAATTCTCTTAAGCTCTTTATTAATTTCATTCAACATAGTACCAGTAACTAATGCAAATTCACCTGGACCAAGTACTATAGGATATAATTGGTTATCTATATAGTCACGAAATGGCGATAAATTCTCAATTTGCTTTACTTTCTGTTCCATCTTCAATATATTTGTTATATAATTCATCAAATTTACCAGGATACATTTCGTGTAACTTTATTAACAATTCCTTAGCTAATTTCTGTGCATCAGGATGAGCTGAAGGAGCGCAACGTAGTTCAAAGAAATAAGTCCAATCTGATAAGAAACCTGTCATTACTAATGGTGAATGTACTGCAAATGGTAATACTTGTCTAGCTTGTTGTGGTTTCCAGCCTTGTTTTAATAATTTAAAATAGTATTTCTCGGCATCTCTTAATGCATGTTCAAAATAATCTCCGTCAAAATAATCTATCCCATTATAGTTAGCTGAAAGAAAGTAATTCCAGCTAGGTCTTATAAATGTAATTTCATTGCCGAACTTATCTTTACTATAATTACAGTATCTAGTAGATTCCCTAGCAAAACTGAATACACGATGTCTTAAGAAGCTTTCCCCAGTAACCCTATCACATGTCCATTTAATTGTAATTCTTTTCTCATGAAATTCAGTAGGTTCACAGATATATTGTAATAAGAACATCCAATTGTTTTCTACTATAACTCTATAATTTGTAGTAACGTATATTACGTAATCCTGTACTTTACCACTGTCTCCATCTATAATATTACATCTTGTATAAGGATTATGCAGTAAATCACCTACTGTAAAATCTGGTTCAGCACCTTCAAATTTACATGTTTTTCTATCTATTTTTAAGTAAACAGTACCATGTTCTAACATAGCCCCATGACCAGACTTAATCATTCTATCTACAAATGCTTTAGCGCTATCTTCAGTAATCTTATCCTCAGATTTATAACAATTACCAATCCAGCATGTCTTGCCGTTAAACCGTATACATATTATACCATTATTTGTTTGTGTGCAATAAACGGTTGTAACAAGATGCGTTGTGCGAATATGTTTTCTAGAATCTATTATCCAAGAATCTCGCATATGTTCTTGTATATAACATTTTTGTGATATTTCCGGATCATAACTTATTGTTGCATTTCTTCCTTTTAGAATAAATAGTTCCTGTATTTCGTTTAGTAAACGTCTACTTACAGATAAATATCTATTAATTCTAGTTTTATTATGAGATCCATCACCTAAATATAGTATACGCAGAAAATGATCGATTTGTCTAACAGATAAATTTCGAAACCATTCTGGTAAATGTTTGTTCTGTGAATATCTTCCACACATTTCTTCGAACCATTCTACGTAACATTGATTTCCAAACTTTATCCATTTTATATTTGGTTTTCGCCTATCGAAATCAATATAATAATGTATATGTTCGTTTTTCAATGCGTTTATTACTAATTCGAATAACTCATTATTTTCATCTTGAGTTATACATATATAACTACCAGAATTATATTTTTCTCCATGAAATGTATGTCCTTCAGTTATATAAGCTGCAAGTATAGTTAATATATCGTCATTTACATTAAAACTTTCTGTGGTATTATATTCTCTATTTCCGCCATTCATTTTCTTAGTATATGCGATATGTTCTTTAAAATCATTAATTTTGTATACTGCTCCATTAAAATATTTAGGTATTCTAAATCTATTTCTTTTTCCTGGATTATATCCATATACTAATTGTTTAGCGTTTAGAAAAGTATATTGTCTTGTATTAACTGGAGATTGATAAATACGATGATCTTCTGTTACAAGAAAATTTATATTTGCGTGAGTACATTCTACTCCGTCATTATCATAAGGTTTACTAAATATATTTGGTGCTTCATATTCCAATATATTTTTATCAGGATTATAAGTTAATACTTTATCTTTATTATTATCTATTTCATCGATATATATAAAACCTCTATCAGTTAATACTTCAGTATCTTCTGTAAAGCATGTTCTTCCTGCCTGTTCGATTATTTTGTATATACCATCTAAACCTGGTTGTTGTTCTAATATCTCTAAACCTGAATTAATTAGTCTCATTCTTATTCTCTTTTAAATGATTTATAAAATCAGATATTGTATCTTTTAATAATTCTAATTTTTCTATAAAATCTTTAGTGGTATCGTAAGCAGCAACGTGTAATTTTATTTTATGATTACAGTCACTTATTTCTAAGAATGTCCTTCTATAAGTATCGCCTACAATATTATCTTTTATAAGACCGTCAAAAGCAATTACATTACTAGTTGATGGACTATTTTCTTTACTTAGAAATATCTGTTTCTTGTACATATTTCTTACCAATAAATAATTTAATAACTTAAAAAATATTTACCTTAAGTAAGAGTGGCTATATTAAGTTATTATCTAACCCCCTACCCCCTTTGTACATATACTATAACGTATAGTATCTCTATTTAGTAACTTTATTTTAACATTTATTAAGAATTTAATAATTTGACTGCTAGGTTTACTTAAGATATATTATATAAGTTTATGCTTATTTATACTTTCTGTTAAAAAATATAAAAAATTTTTACAAAAAAAATTTAAAAAATTTTAAAAAAAATTAAAAAATTAGTGAATGTGTGGAATAGCAAAAGATCACTCCCCTGTATATAGTATCGGGAGGAAACGCCCCGTGTAGGCTTGTCTTACATTCGTGTGCGTTTCGTTATTTGTTATTTGTTATTTGTTTTACATTAAAAAGTTATTTTATCATGGAAGTTTATCTTTATTCTTACAGAATTGTTAAGCGCGAAAACAAACCGTCTTTTTTCGTTTGTACATGGAAAGGTGTGGACGGGGATAAAGAGGCAAAACCGATTAACACTAAAACCGTTGAAAAAAACGGAAAGAGTGTGAAACGGAATATGCTAAATGTTGCTCGTGCTAATGTGCGTGAAGTAACATTAACGAGAAGTATTTTTCCAACTGATGAGGAAGACGTAAAATTCTGGAAACAGACTTTAGTTTCCTTGTACATTCAAAAGACAGTAGAAGATGATAACGGTGTGCAAGTTGGCGAAGTTGACGATAACGGCAACCCTGTTTTAAATCCTAAAATGCTAACTAATGACGAGGGTGAAAAAGTCCCGTCTACTTTATCGGACGTTACTTGGGTAAATATGGCTTATAAGCAAATTCCGTTATCTAAACTTGATACGGATATAGTTGCTTATGATTATACAAGTAACGGCACGTTGAATAGGTCTAAAACTATTACGGTAATCGGTTTTTTGGATGACGAAAATAATTGGGCTGAAGGCTTAACACCTGAAGAGATGGCACAACGTCAACTTGATAGAGGCTTACAAAACGGTAACTATATCGGTTACACAGCCGAAGACCTCGAAGAAGAAGAAGCCAAAAAGAAAGCCAATAAAGAAACGAAAAAGGAAACAAAGAAAGAAAGCCTATCTACAAAGATAGCAAAACAGTCTGCAACGGACGACGACGAGTAAAAAATTCAAACAAACAATATATAGCGGTTTTCCGCTGTATATTGTTTTTACCATGATGTAAATAATTTTTACCAAATCATTGGTTTATTCCAATTGATTTACCAAAATAGACAAATTTCAGGTTTCCGTAATATTTAAAAATAAAACTCTCCTGAAGCAAGAGTATAAATATAAAACTTCCGTCAAGGTGAAGACGTTAAACGTACTAGGCTCTTCTAAATAGCTTTCCACGTGGTAATAGAAAATATGAAATTTGAGAATCGCAAACTCGCTCAAAAAGTAAGAAGTGGTGAGGTTAGACCAGTATGGTTGTAGGCTAACCAATATAAATCAACCAAAAACGAGCAACCTACATTAAATAGGTGCGGAAAAATGCTCGAGCGTATATTTAACATATTAAAAAATATGTTAGTATACAATAACTGTTGACCGCTTTCAGTTATTTTTATTTTATGTATTAGCCAATTTATGTATTAAAGTGAAATTGGAGTTGCCAGGAAGTAAGACCCCTGATTGCAGAAATGCGAGAGTCTAGCTAGTAAGTAAGTTTCTCATAAGGAAACATTTCCATTACGAATCTAGTCGAAAGTTGTTGAATTAGCTACTTAACAATTTAGTGGACGTTGATACCGTTGTAAGAAGTTATAGGTTTTGGAAGACTTATAAAATCTTACTAAATAATCTATCATCTTATTCTAGATATATAAGATGATATTATTTTAGACCGTGTAGACGTAGAGAATATTCTACACGGTCACTATTTATTCATAAAATCTAAAAAGTTAAAATTATGAAAACAATTTATCTAATACAAGACTTTACAGGTTTTGAACCAAGAGTCTTTGCTACTGAAGAAAAAACGGTAGCAGAAAAGGTATTCCAAACAGCACTAGAGAAATGCGAAAAGGAATATAATTTTGTCTCTACGGAAAAATATAAAGACGAACGTGTGATATTAATAGAGTACCAAGAAAATTCCGAAGATAAAGGAATAATCTTCAAAACATCGGTCATCAATCTCCTTGAAAAGGGAGAAGATGAAAAAGGACGTATAATACGTCCTGATAATAATGAAGAATAATATACAGAAAGCCAGCGCTGTAAAGACTGGCAATCTTTAATATCCAAAAACATAAAAATTTAACAATAGTTTAATAAAAAACTAAATATAATATTTCAAAGACATTGAGGACGAGCCAGTTTCTTATGAGAGGTAAAACAATTGCTTGCAGATCTATATTAATCCGTAAATAAAAGCGTAGTAGATAAGAGCATATTTGTTGCAATAAGTTTTAGGCCGTAAAATGCAAATTTTAATAGTATGATATATATTATACTAAAATATTCATATTCTCAAAACAATTTTGAATCATATACAGAAATAGAATTTGTTTCAACAGATAAAAAAGAAATAGAAAAATATTTCGATAATATTCAAAATAATACTACAAACAATGATTGGAGTTACGAATATGAATTATTTGAATGTAAAGAAAAACATAAGAAAAGACTAAAAACAAAATCATATGGATAAAGAAAAAGAAATAATACTTGGATTAATATCATTCGTAGGTACGATGATAATCATATATTTATCTATATGGTTATTTTCATAAAAAATCACTTCGTTGAGTACCTAATCTGGGAAAGACAATAAATACCACAACAGTCGTGATAATTGAAATTTACCTCGTAAAACTATAGTAATAATGAGTCAGGTATGACCTCATAAAGAGTTAGGTAACGCTAACATACCATATTACTATAGTTACTCTTCTTTACGGTGAGAATCCGTGACAAGCATGTGGGGCTCATGTCTATCCTAAAGATAGCATTAGTGCAGACTTTAAAATCATGCAATAACGATGTTTTTTGTTTTTTTTTTCTGAATTACTTCTATCACCGAAGGCTAAAAAGAAAAGACTTTTGCAGATTTTTTTATTATCGTTATTTAAAATGGCTAAGCGTAGCCTAGTCCTCGTTGTATTTTTTAAAAGCCTCCTTTCTGTTCTATGCCATTTTCTAGCAGAAAGGCCTGATACATTTATTTGTGAAAACAGATGTATTGGGTGTACTCACGAGATAGCCTTCACGTGGCGAGTACGTAAGTAAATATGGTCTAATAAATCTTCCAGTTTTACCATATTGAAACCAATATCTCAAAAGCCCGAATGGCGAAATAGGTAGACGCTAAGGACTTAAAATCCTTTGAACATTCGTTCGTGTGGGTTCGATTCCCACTTCGGGTACAAACCATTTAATCAATAAAATATGAAAAATATAATTTTAAAAGAAGGCAAGAAAGAAAAAAAATTAAGATTAACAACCCAACAATTAAGGTACATGATGAATAATTGTAAAAAAGATATAATTGTTCGTCAATTAAAAAAGTTTAATTTAAAAAAATAAAAAAATGTCAAAAATCAAAAAAATTAGTTATAGGCATTACATAATATGTAATATGCCTATGAATTTCCTCAAATTCTTAATAAAAGAAAAGATTTTAAACAAATATCTAAACAATACTATTAGATATCATATTAAAATCAAAAATAAACCAATAGAAGCTATAAAACATATATTTGGTTATGGTGAAACCAATTATATGAATCTATCCTTTTCATGGCTAAATAACAAAGAAAAATGTGAATATTGGTGTAAGAAAGAAGATAAGTGGCTTAAATATATAGGAATACGAAAATAATAGTATTCATATATAGATTTATAATTAATTTTTTTTATTAAACATTTAAAACATTATCAAAATGATGGAAAACATGGAAGGCAATGAAAAAAAGAGCTCATTTAGTTGGGTTTGGTGGCTAATTTTCTTAATCTTAGCCTGTACTTTAACCGGTTTTATTGTCCATAATAATGGACCAAAAATCGATAGTTTCTTTGGATTTAAAAATCCAGAAGATGCACAAAAGAATATTGTACAAGAAGACACAGCTGTTCACGTAACGACAATACAAGAAGTATTAAGTTTTCGAGAACACATTCGTGAATGCAATCGAATTGACAGTGTATTTCTTACAATACCGGACGTTTGTTTAATTGATATCTTGGCAAATCATGGAACAGAATTGTCGAATGCAGACATTGTTTATATCTATGAAAACAACCCAGATACATACAATGCAGTACAATCTGGTGCTCGTTCACAACAATATAAAGAACAACTTGAGCATAAACAAATTGAACCAGATACAATTCCCAAAAAAGGAATACCAGATCAGCCAATTTTGAATTAACTTTTTGATTTTATGAAGACATCTTGTCATACTAGTCTGTGAAGATAGGTATGACGTCCTCAGAAAATGACAAACCTGTGGGGCGTAAGTAATATGTCCTGTTTTGAGAATTAGGCTTGCATAATTCGATAAAGTCAGGGATGCAAGAACATATTATGATCGTGCGGACGTTAAAATCAGGTACACCAATAAGAAGGCTTGACAACCTTTCTGATTACGTGTTAAAACTATTTGTGAGGTCAAAAAAATCTTATCTAAAAATGATGAGCTTTTGTGGAATCTTAGTTATCAGTAAATGCGTAACTGGCACTAGTTAACAAAAAATCCAGAGTGCCCTGGTCGTCGTCAATGTTTAACTTAAAAATTATCAAAAAAATGAAAGTAATTGGACATTTTCTGGTAGTAAATCAAATATTTAACGATATACCAGAATCAAAACCAGCTTTAGTTGATATTGAAAGTATTGAAAGTATCAGCGAATCGAGATTGAATGGAAGAGAATGCAGAAAAATCTACTTTAATGGTAGTGCTCCTATGTCTGTAAATAACTCTATGGAAGAAATTATAAATACTTTAGAAAATGAATACGCAAAAGAATACTAAAGTATTTATAACAGCTATCAAATTCAATACTACTCATTATCTGGCAAATTTACTCGCTACTAGGAAAATATTAAATATTCCTATGAATATAGCAAGAACATTATGCAAAAATAAACCAAATGAATGGATTGAATTAGTTCCTTACATCGAGATTAATAGCAAGAATTGTCTTGACCATGTAATTATGGAACTCGATGAATATGAAATTGAAATTAAAACACTTAATCAATAAGTATGAAAGCAATTGTAATTATTTTTAAAGGAGAAATCGATGAACTTTCTCAAAAAGAAACCATAACTAATATAGTTTCTACTCTCGCTAAATCTCCAGGAGTATCAATAAGTTGTGATACAGTACAAGTATCATTACTTAATGATGAAGAAGTAACAAAATGCCTTGTACAGCATATCGTTCCGCCAGCAGAAAAACCTCTGAAAAATGAGGTAGAATTGGCAAAAGAAATGCAATTACGTGCATTTTGTAAAGATGTTCTTGGTACATGTGGTCAACAACCACTTGCTGATCAAGCCACATATAAACGTCGTTTCATTACTTGGATGTTAAACGATATTGATGCATATACATCAGAAATCGCTCAAAGTTTAATGAAACCTACGAAAAAACAAATGGAAATTCTCCGTGAATATGGTTTACAAAACATTCCAGCCTACCTTAAATTAATTCAAAATTTATGAGCCAGAAAAAAGTAGAATTCCGAAATAGTTTCAAAAAAGAAGAATCGGAATTCAAAAAAAAGCCAAAACACAAAAGAATGGAACCATACAAAAGAGATAAACGATCATGGAAATGACAGGCGATTGTCCTACAATTGACAATAAAATCAATTGTAGTGAATGTACTCATGAGTGTAAACTCAGAATGCAACCAGAAATAGAAGTTAATTCAGATTTGCCAGAGTCTGAATTAGCAACTATATATTACTAATTAAAATTTAGTAACATGGTGGATTCAGTCAACCCGAGAACCACTATAACCAAAACCCTAATGGAAATTAAGTTATAAACTTAATAGTACAATGGACTATACAACGGTCAACCTATTATTAGGTCAAGAGAACGAAGGAAAAGGGGTTAACTACGAATAAGAAATACGAATAAGTAGTTGGTTCTCTTTTAATTAGTATTTTTGTGTTAATTAACATATGTTAAATCAATTAAACCATTAATCAATTATGGCAAAAGAAAAAGAAACAAAAGAGGTAAAAACCTCAATTTTCAGTGATGCAACCGAAGAAAATATCCAAGATGTGATTAAGAATGCCTCTGTAGTAACAGAAGACATCGTCACAGCAGCTGCCGAAGACATTGCAAAACGTCGTAAGGAACAGCTAACTGCTGAATTGAAAGAAATCGTTCAGAAGTGCGATTACACGGTAAAGAGTAGTGTATTGGCCGTACGCCGCTCCAATCGTATTAATCAACGTAACAAGCAGTATTTAAAGGATCTGTCCGCTTTGGCCGAAGATATCAAAGGTGGAAAGAAACCTACAACAGCTTGGGACAAAGAATCCAAGGAATTAAAGAAACAACTTGACAAGGACTTAACTGAAATCGGCAGAAGTATTGATGAGTCGCAGAAAGAACTCGACAATATCTTCCCGAGTTCATGGACTTGGAGGTATGGCGATTTGATTCCAGGACGAAACTAAAATAAAAGAGGCTCCAAACTTAGAATCTTTGAATCAATAGTTATAACGTATGTCTATGCGTGGAAAGGGTACATTGTACAGAAGCACGGCGGTACAAAGACCTGAATTAACAGGTCTCATGCAGAATCTTAGAATCAGCCATGGGGAGCTACCGTGAACCACTGATCATGAGTCTGAGATCGCGACAATAAGATTGTCCTCTAGTAATAGAGAAAAGCTTAAGTCGTGATATCAAGTCAGACAGAATATGCAGAATCTTAGAATCTGTATAAATTGGGTCAAGTGCGACGAATTTATACACATATTCGTATATTATCAAGATCAGAATTATAGGACTAACCATCCTAAGACCAAATAAGGCTAGTAACTTTGGTCGGTTACTAGCCTACTATTGATCTGTTAGGTCATTGAATGAATCGTTTGGACGGCGGTTCGAATCCGCCTAGCTCCACCTTATAAGACTTTATAGCGTCCGAGAGGTCGCTATATTGTAGCTCAGCAGCAAACTAAGGATTAATGTGTTATACCGTGCACCTAAGTTTCTAAAATCTTTAGAAACGGTATATCTTTATAAGGTTATACGGCAAAATTAGTAATATAAGGTCTACTGTTGTGTAATCATACGACCTTGTAAAACTAAACAGAATAGAATTACACTCGGGTAAGGTGACGTCGTACCTAAAATGACTTATTGTAGTTTTTCGGTTTAACAAATCTCTAGTTCAAAAGATAGAAACGAAGATATGCTTGAAAGAATAAAAAGATAATACGAAATTAAAAATTTCGTACTTTTTATCATAATATATAGAAAACCGAACTTGGGGCTATATTGGCTTTTGACAAGCGAGGATGAAAATGAATAGGATCAATTAGTCAGAAAATGACAAACATTTTGTAACAGACTATACTCGTATTGTAGCGTAATACAGTAAGTCAACGGCTAAGCTAATGTCGTAAAAAGCCTCGTCGTATCCCCGCGAGTAATAAATAGGTTGTATAACACCACATTATACGTAAAAATTAGTGGGGTCAGTGGTAATGGTTAAATTGGGTTCGATTCCCAAGCCACTACTAAAATTAAGTTTAATCAATAAAATTAATTTGAAATGGGATTAATAACATTTATTAGACACAACATGCCTGAACCAATAGAGAAGGCTTGTAAAGAAATGCGGATGAAAGATGAAGTTATCAAACGCATGTATGACGCAATTCCTAGATGTTACAAAAACAAGTATCATTATAAGGAAGCAATCTCTAAAATAAAATTGAAATTCTTTTCAATAGTAGAAAGAAAAACTGCCATATATCACTTAATAGATATGAGTGATGTTGATGATCTTACAAAATGGGAACAACTAGACGAAAAAATCAAAAACAATATAGATTATGCGCGTTAGATATTTTGCTTGGTTTGAAACTAAGCACGAAAAAACAGAATTCGTTAATTTAATTAAATCTTGTAGGTCAGATATGGAAGCCATAGGTAAAGTTATGGATAAATATCCTGATTTAAATATGTCAGAAGCCGCAGGAATAGTAGATAACTTCAAAAAAGAAATCAATACAAAATGAGACTCAATCATCCGGGTGTATATCGAATTATAGGTGATAAATTCGAATTACTTGCTAATATTACTGGCGAAGCACCAATGTTATCAATCACCAACGCTTTGTTAGTAAATGACTTAGTCATTGAAAACAAATGGACTATCCTTGAAAAAGATTCACTAGAAATTCAACAAGTATTAAACAATCCAGATGCATTTATATTTATAGAATATGAATATTCTGAAATTGCTCAAATACCGCGTTGCAGACAATCTATTCGTGGAACAAAAATGCCTCGTATTACTGATGAAGAAATGAATCTCTTTATTCAGAAATATATTCAAGACCATAAAGATGGTCGTCCTTCTTCCATAACTCGTGCTTTTATTATGGAAAGAACTGATTTTACATTAGCACAAATTAACGTGTTAATGTTACAATTAGCAAAAATATGTAAAAATGGTAATCCACTCGCTCACAAATAAAATATATCTTAATGGAGGAATAAAATATTCTTCTATTAATTGGAGAAATGAATGGTATACTTTTATAAATCTTTATAAAAAAGAAGTAAAAGAACCAGATTCAATTCACAATTATTCTAAAAATAGAGTAGGATATATAATATGTTGGTTCGATAAAAATATTCTTCAAAAAATTGGAGAAGATTCAGAACAAACATTAAATGTACGTATAAGAATCGTTTGTGGTATGATTAATAATTTAACAGTCATACCTAGAGAGATGAAAATAGAATTTATGGAATGTATTTGGGATACTTATCGTAAATTACGAAAAGAATATACAGAATGGTACTGCCATTGGATTCTACAATTACCATTTTAAGGGTATGCGGCTTTGATCGGCCGCATATTCACAAAAAACCTGATGATTATGACAGAGAAAGATAAACAAGAAGTATCTGACCTGATCAAACAGGCTAAAGAAGGCAAACAAATAGCCTTCTCCAAACTTTACGAAAAGTTTAAAAAAACTATCTATATTACTATTATTAAAATAGTTAAAAATAAAGATGTAGCTGATGATTTATTATCAACTACTTTCGTAAAGGCATTTACAAAACTAGATAGTTTTGTAGATAATATTTCATTCGAAATGTGGTTAAAAACCATTGCGATAAATAGTAGTATCGATTATATACGACATTACAAGAAAGATTCCAGTCTTTACTGGATTGATGACGATGAAAGTTGCAAAATTCAGTTGAGTAGTACTGCAGATTATTCTCCTGAAGAAGATTATATCTTCAAAGAAACAGATTCAAAGTTATCAGAAGCATTCGATAGATTGCGTTTCAAGTATCGTCGTATTCTCGAACTACGTACTGTTCAGAATCTCTCTTACAAAGAAATATCTGAGCAGTTAGGCCTTAGTGAAAGCCAGGTAAAATCCACGCTTAACAAGGCTAGAGAGAAGTTAAAACAATTGTTAAACTAAAAAACTTTACTTTTATGCCAGCAGCAAGTATTCTTTTGCTATTGTTAATAGCATTCGTAGCTTCGCGTTTATTCCGAAGCACAAAAATGTGGTGGACATTCTTGTCTACTATTATGGCTGGTCTATTAGTAGGTATGTTGAGTAGAGAGGTTATCGGTCATACAAATGACAACAAAACCTCTCAAACTCAGCTAATTGAAACTACAAACACTGTAGATTTAGGATGCATGCAAAGCTTAGTAGTATTTGCAGAATCAAATGCTACCACTTGCCTTACAGGGGTTGCAGGTAACATACCTGAATATACAGAAAGTTTGTGTGACATAGTTTTAATTAGTAATACCAAGGCTAATGGACGTGATTCACCAATGATTGAGGATGATAGTTGACCTCTTTAAATAACCTATCAGACTGAATTTAATTTTTTATTAACCACCAAAAATTTATCAAAAATTATGGCAACAAAAGAAATGACTAAAGCAGAACGTAGAGCAGCAATTAAGGCTGCAAAACAAGCAGAAAAAGAAGCAAAGAAACAACAAGCTCAGAAACAGGAAAATAAACCTGCAGAAGAGAAGAAAAACGAAGATCCGAAACCGGAAGTAAAAGAGAACAAGAAAGCAGCTGAAACTACAGCTCAAGTAGCCGACAAGTCGGTAACCGATAAGAAGGAAGAGAAGAAACCTTCTCCAAAGGCTGACAAGAAGCCTAAGAAAGAGGAGAAAGTTCCTACTTTTATTCCGGAAGAAGTAGATCAAAACGCAGACAAAGGCGGAAACAAGAAAGCCTTGGAACGTGCTAGCAACCTTATTGGTGGCATTAATGCAATTCCTGTAGGTAGTAGTTCTTCTTCTCTCGATGGAAAGGCTATGTTAGCTTATGTTATGCATGAACGCTACGGAAAGAATGAAGAACTTCGTAAGCATTATCCGGAGTTACATCAGGATTTGTGCCGAAATATTGACGTAGTAGTATTGCTTGCTATGGTTGACGTTCGTCAAGACTTGTTGAACCGTGGTGAAACAGGACAATTGAAACTCAACGTATCTCCTGATCAGATTATGCCTTTGCAAGGTATGGCAAATATGTTGGGTATAGAACTTGCTCCCGCAAAAGCATTACCTGGCGGTGATGGTTCTCAATTGGAAATTGACTTTACGGAATCAAAAGTTCCAGAAGAGTTAACAAAAGATGCCGGCAAAAAAGTAGAAGAAAAGCCGGAACTTGATCCTAAAAAGATCGAAACAGAAGACGATGTAAAGAAAGCTCTTGAATTCTTACTTCGTTCCGAAAAAAATGTAGCAACAGCATTAGTAAACACAGTAGAATGGTATCGCACGATGCGAATGACCAAAGAAGAAAACGCTGAAGCCAAACTGGCTATGGACGATAAGTCTGTAGAAGATTGGATGAAAGAAATATTCAGTATTACTGAACCGATTAGTCTCATTAAGGGATTAGGTCGTACAGTATACTTGTATACTTCTCAGCTCGGTTCTCCGGTATTCGCTCATTCACTTTTGCATAACTATATTTCAAAGACCGGTTGGTCTGAAGAACAGATTGCATCTGTACTGAAGACTCTTATCCAAGAAAATTTCAGATTGAAACTGAAAGATGATGAAAACGCAAAACCTGAAGAAGATAAGGCTTTACGTGCTATCATCGGAAATCTTGGAACAGACTATATCAACAGCCTGTTTGAAAACGCAAACATGAATTTGGATGGTGTAGCCGAAGATAAGAAGACCGAACTTGAAAACATTCAGAAAGATGCCAAGAAGGTACTCGGTGCAGTTCGTACCAATTACTTCTCGAAAGATCATGTACCGACAAACGAAGAACTTCGTATGTGTATTGGTCAGATTATTAATCTGTATCGTGATCCAGCAAGTCGTCTTGCTGAATATTGCCAGAATTCAATTACTTCACCAGAAGTAAGTGAATATCCGGAAAAGCCAAAAGATGAAAAAAAAAGCTAACGCCCTCGTTTAGCTTTTTAAGAAAAATCAAAGAATTTTTCATAACATCATTCTACGAATAAATCATAATCAATATGAATATTCGAATTCTATCTGTTGTTAGCATGTTTATAGCCAGCATTTTTGTTGGTTATAACTTGCTACCAACCGAACAAGTACAAGCTCAGACGCTTGTAATTCCTTCACCGGTTGAAATGCCTTATCTTAAGAATATTCAACCTAATAAAAAGGAGTTGTCCACACCAGAGATAGATGTCCAAATTGACCTATCTACTAAAGAAGTATCTGTGAAAGGAACAGTGGACGCAAAGGTTAACGTAACAACGATCGGTGAACCAAAACCAATCGTTAAGTGGAAAACTAGAGTAAAGAAAGAGGTACATAGAGATACCATAGGTTATCCTTATGTAAAATCAGTAGGACGCATGCCAACAGATAGTAAACCAATTTCTATACTCGAAACAATTGATGAAAATGGTAAGCAATAAAGTTATATTAAAACAAATGATTCGTTTATCTCGAGTAATACGAGATTTAAAAGAATCCAGAATGAAAATGAACTTAGTTCAAGATCAAACTGAATATTTTGTATGCCAAGGAGAATCTCTTAGTGCAATTCGTTCTATAACGAATACAAATATATCTAATTGCTTATACCTAGAAAAGCACTTACGTTTGTCTGTAAGTGATTCTTGTAAATGCTTGGATGGCTTTATACCTGGTAAAATGGAACCAATAGACTACATCAGTAGTAGTGATGTAAAAAATAAGTTTGTCGACATATGTCTAGGTAAGAGTGTTGTAGCAACAATAAATCTTACCACGGGAATCATTATACCTATAGAACCAGAGCAAAAATTGGCAGAAGATAAATGCCCATCGGAAAAAAGTTAACATCAATAGCCGATTAATAAATACTATAATTATGATGTAGTTCGAGAGGAGTAAAACTAAAGCGTAAATCACTCCGGCAGAAGTCATGCGAGTTATAAAATAATAACAGTCGCGCTGCGTCAGGGAGCTGTGTTCATTTACACTGGCCCGAAAAAATACAGGATCCGAGAATATGTTAGCCGCTAAAACGGTAAGATTACTCAAAAGGTAGGATGATAGGCCAAAACGTCTGAAAAACGGATGGTAAATGGGGATCAGAGTGCTTATCCTCAATAGGTATTGAGAACCGTACTGGTGAATACTAAAGACTCATAAATACTGCAATCAGTACCGCTAATGCAGATTTATAAAAATAAGCAAGGGGAACGAAATCCTCTTTAATTACTCGTTTGTATTATCAAAATATGAATCAAGAAGGAGTATAAACACGACGCCGCAACAGGGACAATACGGTTCCTGGACTAATCCTTTGGAAAGAGAAGTCGAAGCCGAAAGGCAAAAACTAAAATGCAGGTAACGCATCAGCGGGGTCCAATCTCGCTTAACAAAAGCGCAACTATGCGTTCTGAATGAAAAAATAGGCTAACCTCAGTGTTCAACACATATCAGCTGTGATACAAATATAAAATATTTGGAACTTGTGTTTATGAAGGAGGGTAAATACCGATACTAATGTAAGGGTAACCGTGTTATGGTACACATTATTTGTTTGAGATGGATGCGCAATGATCCGGGGAGTGAAGCTACGGCAGATCCATGATCCGACTGATTAACGTGGAGCAGAAGTTAATTCTGTGCATTATGGTAAATAGTGTTCTTATATTCAAATAAGAGTGATGTATATGAGATTGATACAGCCTTTCAAGTCTAGAGTGACTCTCGTGTTTAGATTTTTATGAGAGTATAATATATGAATAAAATCAGACTAAATAAACAGTCATTTATATGCGGTTTGAGGGCGCTATAACCCTGATTCTAATGAACAAAGACCTTTAGCAAGTCTTCATTTTAATTGTTCTAAAATAATTTTTAAGGTGATGCGGAGAAAACACCTATTAAAAAATCGCAGAGTTTAAGTATTTTAAGACATATAAATACCTTTGTTAATAGTTTATATACACTCCAGTATATTAGGCTTAATACATCGTAGAAAGGGAATATGAGAGCATTATATTGATGCTGTAGCTTAGAACACTACAACCAGAATATAATGTATTACTTACTTGAGATGTCAAGAAGTATTAATCAAAAGTATTTACGCTGAATAGAGTCAGCTATAATAAACGAACTCTAATTTTATTAACTTTTTAATTAATTGGGGAAGTCCAATGATAGGTCAGAAGTATAAGCTACTATTGTAAAGTAGAAATATGGAGAGCGAGTCACCCCCGACTACCAACCGTTATGCTGACAGTTAAGACACTCGTAAAGTATATAGCCGCAACTATATATGTGTGAGAACGCTGATTCCAAGCATCTACTCGCGTAGTATATACTGTCTCTATATAGTACGTAGTATACTCATGATGAAGATATCCCATGAGCAAGAGTAAGGTGGATGAATAGGTGGAAATCCTATATATTCGTGTAGTATAAATAACAAATCCGAGAGGTCAAGTGGGCGTCTTGAAAAATTAGACGGCTTGTTATGGGTTTTAAAATTTTTCTCAACAGGAAAAAACCTCATTCGCATAGAATGTTGTAATCCTTAATGTTGTCCCGTAGACATACCAGTTGTCGATGATGGGTACTCTTTAAATTATACTAGTACAATACTTATGCTAGAGTATATAATTTAAAGTAGGGTGAGGGGTGCATGTGGCATCGTATAAATTGAATCTACATAGTTTTTATCTTTACTTACAAAAGATTTTATCAGAAAAATTTCAGATGAAATAACAGAATACGTAATTTCAAATAAATTTTCATAATTTATCATTATGCCTAGTAGATTATGTGATTGAATTCACTATCAATGTTCTAAACTTTTTAAAGTGAAAGCTAAGTGACTGCTTTTTTGATACCGAAAATAATCGAAAGGTGGAGAGAATTAACACAGTATTAACTAATTTCGTATTGGTATATCAAGTACGGAATCAAAAAGGAAAATAGTTATGGAAACGAATGTAAAAACCAATGTAAATAATCAGTTATTAGGACGGTATCGTCAGGTAGTTGCCGAATATGGTCAGTTTTTCGGCAAGAAGATTTTCACTATCGAGAAGACAAATCCCGACTTGAAGTGGAAGAGTGATACAATGGAAGGTAAGAATACCTTACGTAATGAAGTATGTGTATTCGTACTGAAAGGAATTGACATTAAGTCTGTATCCTTTACGGAAAAAGATTTGGATGGACAGCCGAAGATTATTTTCAATCCTGAAGATAATGACGATACGTTAGTATTCCCGGTTGTAAAGCCCGATTTCGTTAAGGCTACTCGCGAAACAGTACGCGAATGCGTAGAACGGCTTTCCAAGTCTAACAGCAAGCCGATGTTCTTTAAGGAATCTGAGCTTCCTGAATTAGTTAAACTGTTACGGATTACCAATCAGGCAGTTCTGGAGTTCTATGAAGAACAGTCTCGTAAGTTCTTGAATTTGTCTCAGACAGTTCGTGGTATGATGGATGCCGCAGACCGTTATCAGGCAGAATACTTACGGGAATGTGGTGTTAACGAATCTGAAACAGAAGTAACTGTTCAGGTATCTGTTGAATCTAAAGCGTAAGTAATATGATAGGCAGAATCTCACCTTCTCGTGTAGCTCTTCTGCAATTACTTATATGTTCGGAGCCAACCATTATGAGCAAAGTTCAGATTTGGAACGGAGAACAAAAAGAAACGGCCAAAAAAGTAAGTATAAGAGAGGATGGATCGGTCTTCTTTTATTACGGAAATGGTCCTTTGTGGTGGCAAAGACTTTTTAATACTTATGAATCGGTAAGTATTATTGATGCAAGTATTCGTATTGCAGATGCTATTACAGGTTCTAATGGAACTCGTAACGAGATAGCTTTTGATGGAATTACTAAAAGTATTCTTGATGAAGCGATTAAGAAAAAAGATTTTGACTGTGTAGTAGATATCTTATTTGATAGTATGCGGAATTGTTCTGATGGGGAACTTCATTCTAAGTATATCACTAAAGAAAATTTACGGAAATACGCAGAAGAAAGAAACATAAATGGCAAAATAAAAGTAGATATACCAAATGATTTATTTGCTTTTGCTTATGCCGAAATACGGCCTGGGGTTACAGTCCCCGTTCGTATAGGTCGTGTTAAAACAAAATAAATGATATTGAATTGGATATTATTTAAAAACAAAATAACTTCACAGTACTGAATTGGGTACTGTTTAACAAAAAGTACTGAACTGGGTACTATTTTGTTATATACAAGTTTCTAAAAAATCATAAGTAATTCTAAAATATTGAATAGGATATTTGGTGAATTTAAAAAAGGTTCGAATCCTTTACTTATGACAAAACCAGTAAACGATTTCGGCGAGTTATTAACAATTTAAAAATCAATTTGCCTATGAAATCAATTACATCTAAATATATTATTACCCGTCGTAAAGAACTTAGTAATGAAATAACAAAATATTGGAATATCATTAAAAATGAAAACGTAATTCCAAAAGACGGAAAGCGAAACTACGATTTAAAGTCATTACTTACAAAAATCGAAGAAATGGCCGATGAACGAATATTATTAAAACTGTATTTGCAGTGCATTAATATGGGTTATAAAAAATTTTCAGAATTACCTGAAAATAATAACTATCTCGCCATTTTTACACTTAGTGAAAAATCAGAACAATTATTTCACTTAAGCAAGATACGTACAATTGACCAGAAACTAAAGCGTTCTAAAGGTAAGAAAAACCTTAATACTACAGAAGAATTAACTTCTGCATTCATCAATATGCGTATAAATAAAATTCAATTAGAAGTAAACAAACTAGAAAAAGAAATAGAAGATTTTAACAACTCCGCGACATTAGAAATTGAAACAGCAGCTAAATCATTAGCAGCATGAGAGGAATCATTTATTTAAAACAACATTTGTTTGAAACTAATAGTCACTATGAAGACAGAATTAATAGTTATATAGTGACTATTAGCGAAAAACACAGACTTGTAGGAATGGAAATAAAATTTCGACAAGTTATAATAATTTTCGAGACTGAAGAACCGTTACAAGAAAACAATAAAAGAAAAATAGGTTTTCCTGTAACAAGTAATAACATTTAAAAAATTATCAAGATTATGAAAAAGATACATTCAATAGCCGGTAGAAAAAAAGGAATCAAAACTAGTCGTGCTAACAAAAATAAAATACGTCGTAAAAAATACGATTTGTTTATGCGTTCGATAGAACGTCCAGCACCGAAACCATCTCATCTGATAAAAGTTACAGAAACTGAGAATGGGAAAACAATAGAAATTCAGAAAGTATTGGGAAATAAAAAACAATCTGAATATACTACAGACATTGCAAAAAATGTAATGAATGAAAATAAACAAATAAAACAATCAAAGAAAGAACTTGTTAAGAAAATACTTATGGAAGCTGGATATGAACCCAAAGGCCAT